TTTATTACCATTGCTTCATACGGTCCAGGTTTTGCAACAGGATTGGTAAACTTGGAATTCCTATCTATGTTGGTATTCTTTTGCGGTAAATCAGACATTACGTTATAGTTCCCCCTGATAGAAATACAGGTTTGGTGCTGGAACCACCTTCGTTGACGTCACCTGGTTTGTTGTTTTCCTTTGTAGAATCCTTTTGCTCCAAGCCACCTTGGTTGTCTGCTGAGTCAGGTTGATCATTGCGGTCTTCACCTGTTTGATTGATCTGTCTAAGTATCTCAAGTGTCTGCGTAAACTGTCCTTCACTAAAATCATGTTCTACTTTAGTTACCCTATACAAGCCACTGAATTGGGGAACTTTGGCTGATGCTTCTCCTACCATACCACCCTCCAACAATCCTCTGTTGCTGTAATCATAAGGTGTTCTAAAGTTCAACTGTATGTAAACAAAACTTCGCACGTAATCCATTGTGCCGTCCTTGTCATTGAACATTATTGCACTGGCTTCTGATTGGTAGTTGCCCATGCCACTGTCAGAAAGGAACCAAGGATCTCCCATTATCTTAAGTCTACATCTAACCAAATCTACATTTGAATTGATCAATGCTTGATGAAATTCCCTAGCAATGATGTCCTTGGTTGATGCATCAGTGCCACGCATACCAGTTGTGATCATAGGTATGTCACTGTCCTGTACACTCTTGATAGGAAATACTCTTTCTTCTGCTGTTTCTTCCTTACCGTCTTTTTGTGCCAACGTGGTTGACTCTGCATTTTGATTGTTGGTTGCACTATTACCATCACCTTCCTGTTGGTCTGGAGTATCCTTACCTTTGGTTAATGGCACGTTTGTTAAAAATCTTGTGTTGTATCTTATATCAAATTCTAAAACGTCTTTGTTTCTTCCTGTGTACAAATAATTGTAAACCTTGGACAGCTCTCTGCGTATTTTTGTTGTTCCTTTTGATGTTGTTGTCGGTGATTGCCAAATACTGCTATGCACCTTGAAAGGTATTACTTGGAACACATATATTCTAGGCTGTCTACCTTTTTTATTTGCAGTTGATTCAATTGGCACCATGTACATCTTTGTTTGTATGGTAAACCAATCTCTAAATCCTGCATCATCGGTTGGTCTATTTGTTACACCTTTGCCCCATTCACTGGACACAACCATTTCTTCAATGATTTGATTTACCTTTGTACCTTTTTCAAACTTGAATGCTCTCTTATCTTGTGGTATTGTAATTGCACCTTGTTCAAATACATTTTTTTCAGCATCGTAACTTGCAAAGTAGTTGCCTGGACGCACTCCGCCTTTGCCTAATTTGTCTGAAAGCAATAATCCTTTGCCTATTTCATTTATGTTTTCTTGTTTAAGTGTGTTTGCCTTTAGGGCATCTGATGTTTTAGATCTTTTAACAGCAAAACCTGTTACGTTTTTGACCCATGTTTCATAGTCTACTTCTCTGACGCTTGTTGTTTCGCCATATCGTGATGCATATTCTTTTTCAGGATCATAAGTTGCTTGTCCTTCTGCTTCTCCTGAAATGTCACCCCTAAATTTTTTACTTGCAAGATCTTTTGCTTTAGGAAATAATATAATGTATTCGTCTGAAAATGTTCCTTCTTCTTTTGATTCTCTTGCCAACAATGCACTATTAATAACTCTTGTCAAACTTTGTGATCCACTTTGTAACGCTTCTTCAACAGTACCGCCAATAATTGTAATATCTTGTTTGATAGTTTGTACTGAGTCAGCATTGGTTCCCATTGATGTTGATATTGCAGGACATTCGTAAACTGTACCACCTTGGTCAACTGTCATGTTTGATTGACTCAACAATATAGGAAAGAATCTTTTGCCAGCTCTTTCAATTCTGTCATCATCTGTGTGTCCTATAAATTCACACATCAAACAGAAAGGTGCTCCAATGTAACTTGGATATCCTGCCTGCATGGCCGCTATTTGGATCAGTTCTAAAAACTGCCCCATACTGTAAGGCTCTTTGACTGTAAAATTAAAATTATGTACAGGTGGCATTCTAGTAGGTCCACTTGATCCTATAACGGATTTAATGTTTACATCTTCAATATAATATTCTACTTTTCCGCCTTGCCTTTCTAATCTTGTTTTAGGACGTCTTTCACTTTGATAATTTTGTATTCCACCAGCACCTCTGATAACAACTGTTTGTGGTTCACTTGTCATGTAGGTGTTGTCTGGATCTTCCATTTCTTTGTGATTCAATACAAACATTGACCATACCGTGTTGAAAGATCTGTATTTGTGCAACACATTTGGTTGCAAATTAACATTGTCAGGTTTGTAATCTCTGTTTTTAAAATAACTGTTTTCGTAGTCTATAGGATCTAGTTCTATGTCTTGATCGGCTCCAGTCTTGACAGTTTTCTTTTGTATGAAATCAGAGTTGGGTTTTGACTCTCCTGCAAAATTTGTAGCACTATTGTTAATGACATCAACATTAACAGTTGCTGATCCGCCTAATTCTTCTGTTTGAAATATTTCGTTTTTGGTTACGTCTAGTGCCTCGTTCATGACACTACCAATTGACTGTCCAGAATTTAGTTTACGTTCTATTTCGCTTTCTAACTTACCGGCTCTATCTAGGTCAACTATAATTCTAGTACTCATAGTCTATACTCCTAGTATATCTTTTAATGTAGCCCCTTTTGGAACATAAATTTTAGATCCTGATTTAAAATCATATATTGGATCTTCCATTGTGTCCATGTTACGTTGACAGAAAACCCACCATAGGTTTGGATTGCCATAGATGTCATAAGCAAACAAGTCTGGACGTTGATGATACTGAGGTTCTATTTGATACACCACATCATCACTTCCGGCAGGCACCGGTCTAATTCTAAAATTGCTTAGGTATTCCTTTGTATCGTTGTAGGGTGTTCTGAAGTAAGGACTTGATTGACTGTAAGTAGGCATTAAATAAATCCTCCACCTTCAGATATGTATCCACCGTTCACATATTTGTTTAAGCTGAACTGTGCAATTTCGTTTCTTGAGTAAACTGGTTGTACAGTTACAGTAATCAAAGATTGTGTAGGTGCCCAACCTGTCATTAGTTTTCCACCTGTTGCATAAGTTTCTGTGTATCTTCCTTGTGGCCCAACTGGTCTTGTTTGATTCTGTCCTGTTTGAAATCCTGTTGCTATGTAATCAACATCTTGTGGTAAGTCTGTTGTAAACTGTGTTACTATTACAGGCACATTGTTGAATATGTGATCACCATATCCATTTAGTTTTGCCACAGGCGGTGGAGCACCAATTGTAGTTGCTTCGCCACCAAAGTACATTTTTGACATACTTCTTAAGTAATGAAGTGCCGCCACCCAATATTGTGCTTCTAATCCATTCTGTACAAAAAAGTCACCTGTTATAACCAACTGATCCACTTGTGAGTTTTGATAAGCATAATAAGGATAATTAGTATGTGTAGGTGCAATAGCATTGTAGTTCGCACTATGCGACACAATTATTGAAGGTGTATATGGAAAACACAAACCGCCAGTCTGTCTTAAAGGTTGTAACAAGGCAGATGACTTAAATGGCTCAACATCAGGAATACTTAATTTGACTCTCCAATCTTGTTCAGTTGATTTTTTGAAACCTGCTGGTGCGGATTCTTTTACACGTTTAACACCGCTTATTCCATCTACAGGAGCATTTTTACTTCGTATGCTTTTTGCTAAATTTTTAGGATCCATAAAGTCCCTAACACCTTGTGGGACTTTAAACTTACTGCCAAAAAAACTACTGCCTGTAGGATCAGAACCGTCAACTGGATTTGACTTTGATATATCAAATTCATTGGCACGTTCCGCATCTGTGAAACCATCAGCTCGAACAATATTTCTGTTTGATATGATTCCGTTTCTAAATGTAGTCATTTTGGCTAACTCCTTACATATATTTAGTTGACAAAGTTAAGTACGTAGTTTATAATAATATTTATTTGCTTAAGACATCCCCGTCTATAACTCGGAAAGTTTGGAGAATAACATGAAGAGAATTAATTATCTCAATAATAGAGATATACTGGCGGAGATACATAAGTCAAAAAACACGTTTTGTAGTTATACAGACGATGATTTCGCCCAATATGATATAATTTTACCTAGTATTGAAAAGGTTAACATAAGAACCATAGCAGATGCCAAAAGAAGCCGTGCAAAACGCATGAGTTTGGCGGATTATGAGAAAAGAAAAGCAGATGGTGAACGTGTCAAGCAGGCAGATTGCGCCGTAGACTACAGAAAAATAGCAAAAACTGACGTTGTTTTCCGAATTATGACCTATGATCATATTCCAGAAGAAAAAGGTAGAAAGAAAAATCCTAAAAACGTAGCAGACACAAAGACAAAATTAAACTTTCCCCCATTCCAACATTACAAGTTTGATGACAACGACAAGTTGGTGTGTGTAGGCAAAAGCCATTGGGAAGGCGGAATGGAGAACGGCAGTTTCAACAAGGCTCACGGCATGGCAACCAACAAACTTGCTATGATGTGGATGAAACTATGTGAACGATATGCAACAAGAGGTAATGTAAGAGGTTATACTTACAACGATGAAATGAAAGGACAAGCTATTCTACAACTTACACAGATTGGTTTGCAATTTGATGAATCAAAGTCAAACAATCCTTTTGCATATTACACAGCCGCAGTGACTAATTCGTTTGTAAGAATTATTAATATTGAAAAACGTAACCAGAACATACGTGATGACATATTAGAAATGAATCACATGAATCCATCTTTTACAAGACAGAACCAAGGTGTTTGGGAACGTCAAGCAAAAGAGGCATACAACGAGGACAAAAAAGATTAATGTTTAAGAAAGCGGCAGTATTTACAGACATTCACTTTGGACTGAAGTCTAATTCTAAGGTCCATAATGATGACTGTGAAGAATTTGTTGATTGGTATATAGAACAAGCAAAAGAAAACGGTTGCGAAACTGGTATCTTCTGTGGTGACTGGCATCACAATAGAAACAGTTTAAATATGCTCACCATGGACGCAACCATAAGAAGTCTTGAAAAACTTGGAAAAGCATTTGAAAAGTTTTACTTCTTTCCTGGCAACCACGACTTGTATTACAAAGACAAGAGAGATATCAACTCAATTGACTTTGCAAGGCATATCCCAGGCATCACTATGGTCAATGAGATGATGACCGAAGGCGATGTTACTTTAATCCCATGGCTAGTTGGCGATGAATGGAAGAAAATTCCTAAAATAAAAAGCAAATACATATTTGGACACTTCGAACTTCCAAACTTTTATATGAATGCTATGGTTCAGATGCCTGACACAGGCGAACTACAAGCTGATCATTTTAAAAATCAAGAATACGTGTTCAGTGGACACTTCCATAAACGCCAAGTCAAGGGACCTATTCATTACATTGGTAACGCATTGCCACACAATTACGCTGATGCCTGGGATGATGAACGTGGTATGATGGTGTTGGAACATGGTGGAGAACCACAATACATCAACTGGTGGAACTGTCCTAAGTATAGAACTGTGAAACTATCAAGACTGCTTGATGAAAAAGAAACATTGTTAAAAAGCAAGATGTATTTGAGAGTAACACTTGACTTGCCTATTAGTTATGAAGAAGCAAACTTTATAAAAGAAACATTTATCAATCAATACAAGTGTAGAGAGATATCACTAATACCAAATACACAGGAAGAAGAAATTAATTCAGACATAGACATTACAAAATTTGAAAGTGTTGATGAAATAGTGGCAAAAGAAATAGAAGCAATAGAGTCAGAACAGTTTAACAAAAGCAAACTGCTACAGATATACAGAGATTTGAACAAAGATGATTAGAATACAGGACTTAACAGTTAAGAATTTTATGAGTGTAGGTAACACTACACAGGCAGTCGACTTCAACAAGCAACAACTTACATTGGTGTTAGGTGAGAACTTGGACCAAGGTGGTGATGACAGTGGGTCAAGAAACGGTACAGGTAAGACCACAATCATCAATGCACTGAGTTATGCGTTATATGGACAGGCACTAACCAACATAAGACGTGATAACTTGGTCAATAAAACAAACAACAAAGGTATGTTGGTGACACTTGCCTTTCAAAAAGGTGGTAAAGAATACAGAATAGAAAGAGGACGTAAACCTAACACACTTAAATTTTACATAGATCAGAAAGAACAAGAACTTACAGATGAAAGTCAAGGTGATTCACGTAAAACGCAAGAGGATATTAATGACTTGTTAGGTATGAGTCATGATATGTTCAAGCATATTGTGGCACTTAACACTTACACAGAGCCTTTCTTAGCACTAAAGCCCAATGATCAACGTGCTATAATAGAACAACTACTTGGTATTACAATACTTTCTGAAAAAGCTGACTTGTTAAGAGAAGCAACAAAGATTACCAGAGATAGACTCACTGAAGAAAACGCAAAAATACAAGCAATCACAAACAGCAACGATAAGATCAAAGAAAACATTGACAGATTGCACAGCAGGAAGAAGGCTTGGATTGCACAAAACAAACAAGACAGAGATAAACTAGACAAAGCCATACGTGAACTTGAACAACTTGACATTGACAGTGAACTTGAAGATCATGAAAAACTAAAAACATGGACTGAAGATAGCAAACATCTTGCAAACTTAACAAAAGAACGTGCTACTGTTGAACGTGCATTAGAACAAGCAGATAATAACGTAAACAAACTAGGTAAAGAGCTTGATGAACTTGAAACTGCCAAGTGTTATGCTTGTGGACAAGAACTGCACGATGACAAACTTGAAGAAATGAAGGACAAGTTACAAAAGGATTATGGTGATGCAACTGTCTATCAATTAAGCATGGCAGAAAAAATGCAAAAAGTTGAAAAACTAATTGAGGAAATTGGCACATTAGATTCTAAGCCAAACACATTTTATGAAACTGCCAAAGAAGCATATCAACACAGAAGTAATGTTGACAGTTTGAAACAAAGTCTCAAAGATAAAACAGATGAACTGGATCCATACTCCGAACAAATTGATGATTTAGAAAAAACTGCAATACAAGAAATCAATTGGGACACAGTTAACGAACTTACTGATACAAAAGAACATCAAGACTTCTTGTATAAACTATTAACCAACAAAGATTCGTTTATTAGAAAGAAAATTATTGATCAAAATCTTGCATACTTGAATAATAGACTTACACATTATTTGGATAGGCTACAACTGCCACACTCTGTTGTGTTTAAAAATGACTTATCTGTAGAAATTACACAGCTAGGACAGGATTTAGACTTTGACAACTTATCAAGAGGTGAAAGAAACAGACTTATACTAGGATTAAGTTGGGCATTTAGAGATGTATGGGAAAGTTTATATCAAAACATCAACTTACTGTTTATTGATGAGCTTGTTGATAGTGGTATGGATGCAAATGGTGTAGAAAATGCCATTGGTGTATTGAAGAAAATGGGTAGAGAACGACAGAAGAACATTTATCTGATATCGCACAAAGAAGAATTAGCAAGTCGTGTTACAAACGTGTTGAAAGTAATCAAAGAAAATGGATTTACTTCATATGATAATGATGTAGAGGTAATGACATAATGGATGATACACACGACAAACTTACAAAAGCATATCTTGAGTATTACAAAGCCAACGAAGCATGGGAAATACGCAAGAGTGAACGCACAAAACGTTCAGCAAGAAAATGGTTGAGTGAAATACGTAGCTTGGCCACAAACCGCAGAAAAGAAATAATAGAAGAATACAAAGCCAAAAAAGACGATCCAGAAAAAGATTAAGAGTAAGTATCTTAATAATGCACTGGACATATCAAGACAAAATCGTAGAATCATTACCTGAAGACTGTGAAGCATTTGTGTATCTTATCACAAATACAACCAATGGTATGAAATATGTCGGTAAAAAACTAGCAAAATTCAGAAAGACAAGGCCACCTCTTAAAGGCAAGATAAACAAACGTAGAAGCAAAGTTGAAAGTGACTGGAGAGACTACTGGGGATCATCAGATCACTTGCAATCAGACGTAGAAAAATTAGGCGCAGATAAATTTACCAGAGAAATATTACATTATTGTCCAAGCAGAGGCGTAGCAAGTTATCTAGAGGCTAGGGAACAGTTTGAACGCAGAGTGTTAGAAACAGATGAATACTACAATGGCATTATAAACGTGAGAGTAGGCGGATCTAAATTACTTAAAGAAGCACTCAAAGGCAAATAACAAATTCTATATAGCAACATTGTTTGGTCGGGATAGCTCGACTCACCTTGAGGTCATACGGATCTTATGACTAGAACTGGTGCGTTGCAAGGTTAATACTAACTTAGGTATTAAAAGATCGTGGCTCTGAGAAAAAGCAACCACAACGTTAACACATTTTGCTTAACTAGGGTGTGTTAGTGTTCCGTAACTTATGCGAAGGCTGAAGTAGGGGGTTGACGGGTTACCGCCTCCACGCAGAAATGCAATCTTCTTAGTTAAGATGGTAAGCTCATCTTACATGATGGCAACATATCTTTGCCCGGAGACGGGCGAAGTATGGCTCAACTATCTACATGATAGCAGTTGCTTCGCAACTTATCATATACAATATAATGTGTTGAGCGACAGCGATAACACAGATGAGCTTTAGCTCATCTACTAATGCAATTCGGGATTACGTCCAAGTCGAAATGCATCTTTATCATAAACAACAATCTCCTTGACTTCGTAACTTTTGCCAGGATTACAATCGATCAGTGTTTGTATGACGGAAAACGCTTCTCCATCAGAATCACACTGAATAACGATCTTGTCGTCGCCGCACTCTACGATATTATATTTCGTCGATGGCATAAGAGTATTTAGAGTATATAGATGATCAATTATGTATAAATATAAAGTAACAGGAGAGTAAACCATGAAAATAACGCAAATAACAAGCACAGATGCAGTTAACGAAGCTCCTGGTGGTAGTGCATTAGGTAACATAGCACGTAAAGTAGGCGCAAAAGTGGCTGGCGCCGTTGGTGCCAAAGGCACCGCCGCTGGAATGACTGGAAAAGTTGACGCAAACAAACGTGCCAAAGAAATATTCACACAATATCGTCAGTATATGGGACAAACGGGTGGCAATCCTAAAGCACCATCTGTAAACGCCTTACAGGACTTTATGCAAAAGCAAGGTCTTTCTACCACAAGACTTAAAGGAATGCAAGGACAAATAACTCCAAAACAGGTCGATGATATTTTACAAAAAACTGCACAGGATACATTCAAAGGTGATCTTGGCAAAGCACAGGCAGGAACTGATGATGAAGCACCGCAAACACTAGGACAAAAATTTGGTGGTGGCGATAAGCCAGCAGGCGGTACAGCTCAAGCAGATGCTCCAGCAAGTGGCGGAGCTCAAGGTGGTGCAGGAGGGATTCCGGCAAACATACAAAAGGCAATCGACAGCTTGAATCCAAAACAAAAGCAAGAACTTGTAAAATTATTGTAAGGAAGTGAAATGCAACTAGGCGAAGTTACATCATATAATTTAAAATCACAAACAATACTTGCAGAAGGTTGGCAAGAGCTTACTGAAGCACAACGCATTTACATTGGTAAATGGGAAAGAGATGTTTGGCCATTAGTTGAAAACATTAACACATTATTTGAAGCAGAACTTACTGACAAACAGATTGACGGTATCTTTACCAATGCAGAACAAGTTGCTGTACAAAGCGGTGACAACAAAACTGCACTAGGTAAAGCAGGAAAAGTTGTTGGCGACCAAGCAAAGAAATTACAAGCACAGATTGATCAATTATTAAAGGCGGCACAGAACAGTGGTCCTGTCAAAAACTTTGACGCACAGTTTGAAAAACTTAAAGCAGAATTAAAAAATAAACTCCAAGGCAATCCAATGGGTCAAAAGATCCTCAAGGTTGTTGACGGTTATGGTGGCTTTGCAAAAGAAAATCCTGCCAAGGCGGCATTTGTAATTGGTGCAATGACTTCAGTACTTGCTTTTGCAAGTGGAGGTATTGTTTCAGGTGCGGCAATTGGTTTCTTTTTAAAACTTGCAAGTAACACATTGAAAGGTGATCAACTTTCAACAGCAGTTGCTAAATCCGTAAAAGGTGCGGCAATTGGTGCGGCGGCAGGTGCATTAGGAGATGCTTTAGACAAGTTGTTACCAGCAGAAGTGACAAACACATTTATTAATGACGCATCAGGTGAAATTGATATTTCACAACTAGACGGTATGGATGCAACAAGCATGGCTGACCTAGATGCTGAATCGGCCAAAGAACTTATACAAACAAGAAGTGCAATGGAAGAATTGGTTGCACGAGGTAACCTTGATGCTGATGCAGAAGAAATTTTACAAAAACAACTTGATCAGGTAAATGATAAGATACGTGAAATAGGTGACGGTGCATCAATAAATGATACTGTTGATGCTATGCAAGATGAATTTGGTATCAAAGGTACAGATGTTGACCTACAAAAAACAACCACAACATCAGATCAAGACACCGACGGAGTAACAACCACAGAAGTTGTTGCTGAGCTTGATGCAGAACAATTAAATGACGCAGGAATAAATTCAGCAGACTATCCAGACAATCAATGGATTACTGACAACACACAAAAGTTGTTGGATGCTGGTTTAACGGAAGAACAAGTTGAAGCATTACAAAATGCACAAGGATTTAACAGAGCATTAGACCAAAGAGAATTCTTAGGCTTGAAAATATCTGCTTCAGATTCAATTATCACTGGAGACAGCATAGACGTTGAAGGTGTGCCAGATGATATCAGCGTTGGACAAGTATTCAAATCAACAGTCAGTAAAACATTACCAGACGGAACTGAATACACTGGATTAGTTGACACAATGATTGAAGGTGTTGATGCAGACGGAAATCCTGTGTATCAAATCAAAAGTGTTTTTGTAAATCCAAGCCCATTCACAGAAGAACTAGATGCGGCTTTAGAAAATTTACCTGAGGATTTAAGAAAAGATTTATACGATCAAGTATTCAAAAGAACAGTTTCAGGTTCAATGGAAGAAATTGTTGACAACTCAGCGGCCAACATTGTAAAAGCCGCGGCGGCAGTTGCACTAGGTGGTGCATTGGCAGGCATGGAAGTTAAAAAAGACGATGACAAAAAAGCTGATGCAAAAGAAGAATCCATAGACATAGAAAAATACAACAGCCTAGTTGAAGACTATAATGAATTTTTAGAAGACAATCTTGAAGAAGGTCCAGTACTAGACAAAATGAAAGCACTTGCAAAAGCAGGAGCCAACAAGGTCGGTGATGCTATGGACAAAGCAGGAGAAAAAGTTTCAGGTGCTGTAGGTAAAGCCGCAGGTGCAGTAAAAAGCGGAGCAAAACAATTAGCTAACAAAGTTACAAAAGAAAAATTAATGAAGATGTGGACCAAGATGGGCAAACCAACAGACATGGGATCCATTGTAAACATTTTATCAGACGCAGGATTATCAGATGAATCTATTGGCACAGTAGCAACAAACACAAAAATACCTTTGAAACCACAAGCAAAACCAGACGCAGGTGAAGATGATCCTGAAGCACCAACACCAGGTGGAGCAACAGCTAAACCAGGTGAAGAACCTAAGGCAACTGATGCAACTGCCAAACCCGTTGATGCAAACAAGGACGGCAAAGACGACAAGACAGGCAAAGTTATACAAATGCCTGGAACTAAACCAGCAGACGGTGTTGACGCTCCTAAGAGTGGCATAGGTAAAGCAATTGGTGATAAACAACCTAAGGTACCAGGCACAGCAGGTAAAACAGCAATAGGTGACAAACAACCTAAAGCACCTGGCACAGCTGGACAAAAAGGTTCAGCACCAGCAGTTGATGTTGACATACCAGGACTAGCTGATCAAATCAAGAAAGCCGGCATAGAGGATCAAGTCAAAAAACAAATTAATCAACCTCCTAAAGCAGGAGCAAGTGCAGGCAGTGGAAAAGATCTGGGAGCTGGAATGCAGGTTGATATTCCTACATTAGCAAGTCAAATTAGCGATGCTGGATTACAAAAAGCCGTTAAGGCACAACTCACACAAAAACAAGTAGCTTAAAAGAAAGGCATACTTGTCTTTTTAGCAACCTCAAGGTTTGCTTTGACAAGTTTTGCAAATATTTCTCTATCTTCAGGACCACACGCATACATTTCGTCAAGAGTCACTCCACCCCTCATATACCATACTAATTGTGCAAGGTCATACTTGAAGTTTTTTGTCTCTTTATCTAGTGCGTCAACTTCTTTTAGGATCTCTTCGAGAGACTTACTTAAGATCCTTATGCGAAAAAATTTGACTGATCAAAAGTAATTGGAACTTCGAACGTTTCAGGAGCACCTGCTTCACGTTCTTCTTCAGTTGTTTCTATCTTGAAAGGTTTAGTATCAAACTTTTGTTTCTGTGCTGACAAATGATCAACAACAGAAGTAAAGAAAGTTTTATCACCTTTGGCAATAAATTCAGCAATATGATCTTTATCCGCAACCACTGTATCACCAACTTGTATTTGTGTAATAGAATTAGTTACCATATCAATAGTAATGTTTGTAAGTTTATTAAACGACTGTGCAAACATTTCAAGTTTTTCTGTATCTGATATTGTTTGATCATTTACAACTGTATTGATTCTTTGTTCTTCAAAAGTCTTGATAGCTGTTCTTGTAAACTCTCTGTATGTTTGAGGTCTTACTGTGATAGACATCTCGTCAACTTTTAACAATGAGTCATAAGTTACATTTTGATATTTGTCTAACAGCATTCTTAAATCAAGATCAAATGCTCTATCTGTACCAGCACCTGGTACCTTAGTTTTGATTTCTAGTTTTTCACCATATGTTGCTATTCTGATTGCGATTAACAAAGCATCTACATCAATCGTTGGCATATTCCAAGCATCTTTGATATTTGGAAAACAGCTCTGTACAACTGTCACAACAGATTGTCCGTTTAACAAAGCATCTGGTGTTTTAAATGCAAGTTCATCTTTGGCCGTCATAGCAAACACTGGATACTCACCGTTCTCAGTTTTCTCAATAGCGCCTTCAGGATACCAGTTACCATTGCTTGGTAAATTGATATAAATTTTAGGCTGTCTAAAATATTTCTGTAACGGGTTTGGTCCTGTCTGTTTTATATTAGGCATGATTTTCTCCGCATAAGTATTTTGTGTTCATATTACATATTTATGGTATGAAGTTAAGTGCGTACATAATTAATGGCTGATTTATTTTACGATATAAAGAATTACACAGATTTTGAAAAATTGGACAAGGCAAGAGTCATGATCAAGCAAGAACTTGACGCTTTTATCAAAGATTATGCAGTTGTCCAAGAAATTGGAATGGATTTTGACAGCTATTATAACACGGGTATCAAGGATAATTGGCGTACTATTGCTGTAAAATTAGGAGATAATCAAGATCCTGTTGAACACGCAGATAAGTTTCCTAACACATTAGAAATATTAAGTGAATGCAAAGGAGTTGAAAACTTCGGCATGAACTTTGTAAAGCCCTATGGCCGTATAATGCCACACACTGATCCCGAAGTAATAGTTGATGGCAAAGAAGTGCCATTCATAAATTGTTTGGCTGGAGTTGTGATTCCTTCACCTAATGTACATAAATGTGGTATGATGTTTGACAACAAAGAAGTATATGTAGCAGAGGGAGAATGGGTTACGTTTTTGCCTAGCACAAAACATTCTGCCTGGAACTATACTGATCATTATAGATTAACTTGTATGTCAACTATTAATTTAGAATATTTCTCTTCTTAATCCTGCTCTACCTACATCAAGTGTTAAACAATGTATGCCGGCTTCCCAATATGTGCCGTGCCTGATAGGAACATAATCACAATCAATGTTGTGTTGTTTTAAGTATTGAAACAGTTCTGGAATATCTCTGCTAAACAAAATACAATCGTGATCTAAAACTAAAACATTTGTGTCAAAGGATATTTCTTGGTCGTATCCTCTCCACTTATCTAAGTATGTGTCCAACCATTGTTCGCTGTGCATTCCTCCTGTTGCGTTTAGATCTTTTTTGTAATCTTCCAACATGGTCATATGATCTTTGAGATATTGACCTATCTCAATTATTTTTTTATCTTGTAGATAGCTTGGTATCCATGCCTTGTGATCACAGATAATAGTTTCATCGTTAACAAAAAAGAATCCATGATCTATGTGTCCCCAACCGTTCATTACGGTGCTATCATTTGCAACTATTTCAACTTCTGTAATATTTTTTTTGCACCACTCTAATCCTTTTTGTGTGCCTGGACCTTGTGTGTTTGTAATTAGCTTGTCGCCTGTTTTATACATTGTAGCAGTATGCCATAACACTTTGTCTTTTAACTTGTTGTGATAAATGTCCTTGCCACCGTTCCACCATTTGGTTGTTGGATCTAAACTTATAAGTTGAGGACTTGGTTGTGCTATCCAGTTGTAACCTAAGTCGTTAAAACATTTATAAAAACTATGTCCATCAAAGTATCTGTCTGTCAAACTTGTATACGTTTGATATATTGTTTCGTTTATTACAATATATTGATCTCTTGGCACCATAGGACTGTTAGGAAACCTGATATCAAAACTTGGTAATGTTGTGCGTACTGGATCGATAGTCTCAGGACGTCTAATATGACAACCATAATCTTTGAGTTTGTTTGTAAGTGCTAGTAAGTCTTCTTTTGTTTCTTCTAGAATTAAGTTAAAATTATCTGTTGTTTTTCCAGGAGGTAATAAATGATCAAAACTGCCAGGACTATGACAGTCACCAACAATAACATCTGTAAGTTTATCCCACTCTGTCCAAATCGCCATAATTAAATATTTCTTGTAAGTATTCTTTGTCCCAATAAGAATAGTATTCAGTCTTACTTAACCGTTCTCTAGCTGACAAAAGTTCTGTCTTGGTTTGTGCTATAATCAAAGGTACGTGTCCGTTGCCAGTTTTTACTCCTTTGATGTATGTGGGCCTATCTGGATGATCAGGCAAGAATATGTGTGTGCTGTGTTTTTGTTGTAACGCATGGCACAGTTCATTTATTTGATCAAATGTTGAATTTACACTTGCTTCACAGTATATTGTGATTTCATCTGACAGATTATCAAACAATTTTTCAGTTAATTTTTCTGCTATTTTCACCTTGGGCAGTTCTTTAGCAAAAGGACAAATGCTGTAATTTCCTATTTCAGAACGTGGTTTCGTGATTCGTTCAAGCCAGAGTCCTAGATGTTTTTCAATATTTTCTGGCATGATTTTCCTTGGCTAAATAATAAAGTATTCACATATAATATTTATGGGTGCAGTATATAGGTTATAATACATATGGTTCAAGTTACATATCAAGGCGGAGGAATGGATGGAGTTACATCTAATGCCGCTTCGGAAGCCACATTACAGCTACTTTTAAAGGCCATTAGTGGTCAGGGTGGCAATACGGGTGGGGCTCAAGGAGCTTTTGATGGAGCTAATGCCAAGGGCTTGATAGGTGCTCAGAAACAACAAACTAAGGCAACAAAAGGGGCAACATCTGCCACACAAGATTACACTAAAAGCACAAACTTTGCCAAAGACGCAGTCAAAAAAATGGGTCAAATGGCATCACGTGTTGGGGGTATGCTTGTTGGTGGACTTACAAACGTAGGAGCAACAGTAGGCAGTTTAGGTAAAGAACTGTTGATGGGCGGTAATAGGCTCAGCGATTTTTCACAACACGTCACAGGACTTATAAGCACAGTTCCGTTGTTAGGACCAGTGCTTGGAGGTGCAATTCAATCATTAGTAAACTTTATTGATATGAGCATTGACTCGTTTAGACAAGTTAGTGATGCTGGTATTGACTTTGGCGGAGGATTGTTTGAAATACAGAAACAAGCGACACAAACTTCTTTTAACTTAGAAACATTCGCAGGTGCATTGGCAGATGGATCAAACAACCTTGCGGCTTTGTTTGGAGGAGCAAGTGCTGGTGCTAGAGCATTTACAGATTTACAAAAAGAACTTAAACCAAGTATTAAAAATTTAAATGCACTTGGTGTAAGTAATGAACAGGTTGCAGAATTTACCAACGATTATTTAGAGCTACAAAAGATGAGAGGTGGTGTCGAAGGAAGAACTTCAAGACAACTTGCTCAAGGAACCACCGATTACATTCAACAACTTGATAGACTTTCTAAAATAACTGGTATGACAAGAAAGCAGGCGGCTGAAGCATTACGTGAACAAATGGCTGATAAAAGAATACAGGCTTTGATGGCGGCAGTTGATCCAAAGGTGCGTGAAAACATGGAAGGAACTTTTGTTGCATTAGGTAACGTAGGACCTGCGTTCAAAGATGGTATCATGGAGTTGGTTGCAACAGGTGGTGTACCTATGAGTGAGATGGGTGAAAGTATTGCGGCAATGATGCCGGAAGTTGTACAAGCAACAAAAGATTTAAAATCAGGTGCAATTGATCAAGATGAATTTACAAGAATTTTACAGGCTAGTCAGAAAAAAGCACAAGAAAGATTAAAAGAAGAAGGTGTAAACATAGCGACACAAAAACAAATGGGTGTTACACTTTTTGATTCAGTTTTAGATTTAGCAAAAGCTGGTAAGATAGCAGGACAAGACTCTGAGGCAAGACAACAACAACTTGAAGCACAACAAAATATACAAAGAGCTTTGCTAAACTTTGAACAAGTAATACAAGATATAAGAAATAAAATTTACAATAGATTAATTGAAAGCGGATTGTTTGATAAGTTCTCAGAACTTATGGGTAAGTTACAAACCAAGTTTACACAATTCATGGATAGCAAAGGACTTGACTTAATTGAAACGTATGTTGATAAACTTGTAGATTATATAGGTAGGTTTATAGATGATCTCGGCAAACTTAACTTCAATGAAATGCTTACAAAATATTTAATAGATCCTATCAAAGGATTATTTGGCTTTAAGAAAAGTGGAGGAGATTCAAGTGCAGGAATAGACGGCCCAGGTGGCGAAGCACAAGGCGATGTCAAAGCTGGATTCTTACAACCAATAGTAGATGCGTTCAAAGATTTTGCAAAATATCTTGTAATAGGTGGAGTTGGCCTTGCAGTTATACTTGGCGGAATAGGTGTAGCTTTAGGATTATTGGCGGCACCGGCCGCGGCGGCATCACCTGGATTATTAGCAATAGGAGCCGCGTTTGCAGGAATAGGTGTAGCGGCAGGTGGTATTGCTATGCTTATAGAAGCTATCACAAGTTCAGTAGGAAACTTGGCCGATGGTGCTAAAAAGTTTGAAGAACTTGATGCTGATCAATTAAAATTAGTAGGTGGCGGACTTAAAGAACTTACAGGTCCAATCATGGATCTTGCCAAAGGTGGTATTGTTGCAAACTTTGTTGGTTCAGGTGCGTTTGAAAATCTTGCAAATGGTATTAGAGAATTTGAAAATGTGGATCCAACCAAACTACACGCAGTTGGACCTGCATTAGTAAGTTTACACAAAGGAATGAGTGCGTTCACAGGCGACGGTGTGCTTGACAGTATTGGTAAAGCATTAGGAAGTTTATTTGGAGGCAGTTCGGGTAGCATATCAGATCTTGCAGACGATGTAAAAGAATTTGCTGACGTTGATGCACAAGGTTTGAAAGCAATTGGAGAAGGTTTACAAGGTATTGCAAACTTTATTGAGTCGATGGACGGAGCCAATTTAAGAAACGTTTCTAAATCACTCACAGAACTTACAAAACAACTAGGTGACTATCAAGCTCAGTACAGTAAATTGGATTCTGAAGCAAAAGCAAATCTCGTTAGCAACTTTTCTTCTTTTGGTGAAGGCCAGAAGGGTGCCGCAGATAAGTTAGATCAGTTAAATACTAGTGTTAACCAAATGTTAGCAGAATTAAGAAAAATAGCAAGTACGTCAAGAGATACTGCTGACAATTTGGTATAGGAAAATAAATGAGTTGGAAAAGATATTTCAATCCGGTTAAAGCAGAACAAGGTGGTTCCGGAAATTATAGTCCGTTGGGTGGTACTGGTAATTCCGGTATGGGTCCGGCTCAAGCAAATTATTCTTCATATCTTCCAGATGTATATGTAGGTTCACCTAATCGTGTTGAACGTTATGGACAATACAACACAATGGATTTGGATTCAGAAGTAAATGCCGCTCTTGACATATTAGCAGAATTTTGTACACAAAAAAACAAAGCAAACAACTCACCTTTTATAATTGACTTCAAACAAAAAGCAACAAATTCAGAAGTACAAACACTTAAATTGTATATGCAACAATGGTGCAAGATACAAAACTTTGAAACAAAAATGTTTCGTGTTATGCGTAACGTATTCAAATATGGTGATGCATTTTTTATTAGAGATCCTGAAACTAAAAAATGGTTTTATTGTGATCCAGCAAACGTTTCACGTATAATTGTAAACGAATCACGCGGTAAAGAACCAGAACAATACATCATAAGAAATGTAAATTTAAATTTTAAAGATGCAGTAGCAACAACGCCACATCAAACATCAGGTAACGTTACAGGTGGTGGCAGTGGTTATCAGCAAGGCGGTGTGCGTGGTTATGTTGGTGCACCTAATCAAGGTTTATCAGGAGGTAGATTCCAAAAAGACGTACAAGAAATTGCTATCGCGGCAGAGAACGTTGTACACTTGAGTTTATCAGAAGGGCTTGATAACAACTTTCCATTTGGTAACAGTTTATTAGAAGGTATATTTAAAGTATACAAACAAAAAGAATTACTTGAAGATGCAATTATAATTTATAGGGTACAAAGAGCACCAGAACGTAGAGTTTTTTACGTTGACGTGGGTAATATGCCATCACACTTGGCAATGCAATTTGTAGAACGTGTAAAAACAGACATACACCAAAGAAGAATACCAAGTTCAACAGGAGGTGGTAACAATGTTATTGATAGTGCATACAATCCATTGTCAATCAATGAAGATTACTTCTTCCCACAAACAGCAGAAGGTAGAGGATCTAAAGTAGAAACATTACCAGGTGGTACAAACTTAGGTGAAATTGATGATCTAAAATACTTTACAAACAAACTTGTTAGAGGTTTACGTATACCAAGTAGTTATTTGCCAACAGGACCAGATGACGGAGCAACACAGTTCCAAGATGGTAGGGTTGGTACAGCTTATATACAGGAACTAAGATTCAATACTTACTGTGAAAGATTACAAAATTTAGTTGTAGAAGAATTTGATCAAGAATTTAAACGTTATCTTTTAGAAAAAGGAATCAACATAGATACAGCTATGTTTGATCTAAAATTCCAACCACCACAAAACTTTGCGGCTTACAGACAAAGTGAAATTGACAATGCAAGGGTACCAACTTATACACAAATGAGTGCTATACCTTACATATCTAATAGATTTGCATTGAAACGTTTCTTAGGCATGACTGAAGAAGAACTTGCTGAAAACGAAAGACTGTGGAGAGAAGAAAATGATGAAAACATTACTCCTCCACCAACAGATGCCGCAGGTGAATTACGTGGCGGAGGTATTAGTGCCGCAGGTATTGGTGCTGACTTAGGAGGAGCAGGAGCCGGTGAAGACGTTGCCGGAGGAGATGAACCTGCACCAGTTGATGGCGGATCAGCAACACCACCAGACACAGCCACAGGCGGAGGAGCACCTGGGGGCGGGGCAACACCACCAGCAGGAGTATAAATAGTATTATGCAGTTACGTGAACTATTTTATTTTGACAAAGACACTTTAGAGCCTGTAGAGAAAAAAGGTTATGACCCTGACTACGACCACTCTATTGTCACAAAAGATGACACACGTAAAACAAGATTAAACTTACGCCAAATCAACAAAATTCGTAAAGCATCAGAACTACATAAAGAAGAGCAGGAAAAGGAATTGCACTTTGTTCGTCAAATGTACGGACTAGCCGCTAACGCCGAACCGGCATAGAGCTTTACGGAGAATTAAATGACCACAGCCTTTATAATAGGTAATGGCAAATCAAGACAACACATAGACTTACACAAACTTAAAGACCACGGTAAGATATATGCCTGTAATGCGGTTTATAGGACATTTGATCCTGACTATCTGGTTGCTGTAGACACAAAGATGATTGCAGAAATAGATAGGCACAAATGGCAGTACACACACGAAGTTTGGACCAATCCCAACAAAGTATTTGATAAAATGAACAAGCTAAACTTCTTTGCGGAGCCACAGGGTTGGAGTAGCGGACCAACAGCACTATGGTTAGCAACTTATGGTGATCCAGCAAATCCTCATGCACATCAAAATGACCCAATTTACATACTTGGATTTGACTTTGAAGGATCGGGTGGACTGCTCAACAACATATATGCTGACAGCGAAAACTATAAAAAATCAAGCGACCCAGCAACATACCACGGCAACTGGGCCAGACAAACTGGCATAGTGATACAGAAAAATCCACAAAAGAGATATATACGTGTAGTAGTGAACTTGGACGATTATTGCCCAGACAATTTACAGCAATTAATCAACCTAGAACACATAACGATAGCAGAATTCAAAAATCGCTTACAGATTCTATAATCATAATGTAAAATAGGCGATTTTTGGCGTATATCTACGCATATTTCCTCTAAAAGTGTAAATACAAGTGACAGCCTTACCATCTAAACAACAGGAGAGGAGAAAACAATGGCAAATCAATCTAAATTTGAAGCGATGCTAGAAAAGTTAATCGCAGAAGACAAAGCGGGAGCTGAAGAGCTATTTCATGAAATAGTTGTAGAAAAATCTCGTTCAATTTACGAACAATTAATCGAAGACGATGTTGCAGACGTAGAAGTTGACGAAGCTTCTAAATCTGAGGACGAAAAAGTTGACGAAAAAGAAGCAAAAGCTGACGACGAAGCAGTTGACGAAGCATCAAAAGAAGATGCTGACGACAAAGTTGAAGAAAAAGCTGATGCTAAAGACGAAGACAAAGTCGAAGAAAAAACTGACGAAAAAGCTGAAGATAAAGTAGAAGAAGCTGATGCAGAAGCTACTGATGAAAAAGCTAACGAAGACTTCGAAGATGTAATTACACCAGAAGCAGATGCAGACATGAAAATGGGTGGCGATGCCGCTGATGACATGATCGCTGACATCGAAGATGACGGTGAAGACAAAGAAGACGACGACGATGCTGACGACAAAGATATGGAAGACAGAGTTGTTGACTTAGAAGATGCTCTTGATGACCTTAAAGCTGAGTTTGACTCAATGATGTCAGATAAAAAAGATGACGACATGGGTGACGAAGACAAAGGCGACATGGATGACATGGACGACGAAGGTGATGAAGAGAAGGAAGACGAAGCAATTGAAGTTGCTCCGGAAGCCGAGCTTGACATAGAACAACCAGCAATGGAAACTAAAGTAGCTCAGTCTAGTGCAGAGTTAATGAGAGAGTATGTAACGAAAGTAAGTGCTCCATCAAACAACGATGCGGCTGACAACAAAAAGTCTACAGTAGCTGGTAAAAACGACATGGGCGGAGATGCTAGTAACATCGTCAAAGGTGGCGAAGAAACTGGTGGAAAAGCAGAGTCACCAAAAGAAGATTCAGCAGGAAACGTGAATGTTCCAGGTGGTAAAGCAAGTAAGTCAATGTCAGCTATGCCAAAAGGCCACGGCGCTGAGAAAAAAGGCGCAGGCGAAGGTGCTGATAATAAGAAATCAACTATCGGTTCCTAATTGTTAAGGAGTTTAAAGAATGTTAAACTTAACTGAGAACTTATCGTTCGACCAAGCTAAGATGGTCATCGAGACTACTGAAAACGATAAAGGGGGCAAAGACCTTTACATGAAAGGTATTTGTATCCAAGGTGGTGTGCGTAATGCAAACCAACGTGTTTACCCTGTTACCGAGATAGGTAGAGCTGTCGAAACACTCAATGATCAAATTAGTGGTGGATATAGTGTTCTAGGAGAAGTAGATCATCCTGAAGGACTTAACATAAACTTAGACCGTGTGAGCCATATGATCACAGAAATGTGGATGGATGGACCAAACGGTTACGGGAAACTTAAAGTATTACCTACGCCGATGGGCAACCTAGTTAAAACAATGCTGGAAAGCGGAGTCAAACTAGGTGTCTCATCACGTGGGAGCGGAAACGTTACAGAAGACGGTTCCGGACAAGTTAGTGATTACGAGATTATCACGGTCGACGTAGTTGCTCAACCCAGTGCTCCAGGTGCCTACCCAACACCAATTTACGAGCATTTATTAAATGCCCGTGGGGGGTATCAGGCACTTAGAATAGCACGTGAAGTTCAAGGCGACGCCAAGGCACAAAACTATTTGAAGGAATCTTTGATTAATATAATCAAAGGCCTCCAGTAATAAGGAGAAAACATTATGTTGGAAGCACTGAAATCACTCTTTGAAAACAATGCAATTTCTGAAGAGATCAGAGCCGACATCCAAAAAGCATGGGACGATCAGATTGCTGAAAACAAACTGAACGTTACTGCCGAACTTCGCGAAGAGTTCGCACAAAAGTACGAACACGACAAGGCTACTATGGTTGAAGCAATCGACAAAATGGTAACTGAAAAGTTAAGCGAAGAAATTTCCGAGTTTGCAGAAGATAGAAAACAATTAGCAGAAGCAAGAGCAAAATATGCCGTTGCTATGCGTGAAAACGCAGGTGTGCTAAAAAGTTTTGTATTTGAGCAACTTAAAAAGGAAGTGGGTGAGTTACACGAAGACCAAAAAGTAATGTCAGACAAGTTTGGCAAACTAGAGGAATTTGTTGTAGAGGCTCTAGCTAAAGAAATAGCAGAGTTCCACGAAGATAAAAAAGACCTTGCTGAAACTAAAGTTAAGTTAATTAGAGAAGCTAAGGAACATCTCGCAAAAGTACGTAAGTCTTTTGTTGAGAAGAGTGCAAAAATTGTATCCGAAGGAGTTAGTAAAAATCTTAATAAAGAAATTTCACAGCTCAAAGAAGATATTGATTCAGCACGTAGAAACGATTTTGGTCGCAAAATTTTCGAAACTTTCGCAGGAGAGTATGCTAATTCATACTTGAATGAGAAATCAGAAACAGCGAAGTTAATGAAAGTAGTTGAGTTGAAAGACAAAGCTATTGCAGATGCTAAAGCTGAAGCTGAAGAAAGCAAGAAAATCGTCGAGAGTAAAGACGCAGAAATCAATAAGATTAATGATGCGGCTAAGAGAGAAAAAGTAATGCACGAACTTACTGGACCTTTGAGCAAGGACCAGCGTGAGATTATGGTAGACTTACTGGAAAATGTACAGACAGATGGATTACAAAAAGCATTTGACAAGTACATACCGGCAGTTATTGACGGGAAGACTCCAGCGAAGAAGAAGGCTACTCTTACAGAGTCAGAGGCAAAAGCAATTACAGGCAATAAAGAATCACAAGTTAGTAGAGTAAGTCAAGAAGCTAGTGACAATATCATTAGTATTCAAAAACTTGCTGGATTGAAATAAGGAGAAAACAATGTCAGAACTACTAGAAAGTCGCTGGCAGGATACCAAAACTGCTCTTTTAGAAGGCCTAAATGGTAACAAAAAGGCTGTAATGGCAAGTACTCTAGAAAACACACGCAAGTGGTTGAATGAGACTGCAACAGCTGGTTCTACAAGCGCCGGTAATGTAGCGACTCTTAACAGAGTTATCCTACCAGTAATCAGAAGGGTTATGCCTACGGTTATAGCCAACGAAATCGTTGGTGTACAACCTATGACAGGACCAGTGGGTCAAATCCACACACTAAGAGTTCGTTATGCAGATTCATCTGATGGTAACGAAATTGGAGAAGAAGCTCTATCTCCATTCAAGATCGCGGCGGCATACTCAGGTAATGCCACTGATGCAACTCCAAAAGGTGCGGCTACGGCTGGACTAGAAGGGGACGCTGGAAAGAGATTATCTATCCAGATCTTAAAACAAACAGTCGAAGCAAAAACCAGAAAGCTATCAGCTAGATGGACTTTTGAAGCGGCTCAAGATGCTCAAGCACAACAAGGTATTGACATCGAAGCAGAAATTATGGCGGCATTAGCTCAAGAAATTACTGCTGAGATTGACCAAGAGATCCTAGCATCTCTACGTGCTTTAGCAGGTTCTACAAACCAACAAGCATATGATCAAAACGCTGTATCAGGAACAGCAACTTTCGTCGGTGATGAACACGCGGCGTTGGCTGTAATGATAAACAGAGTTGCGAACAACATCGCTCAAAGAACAAGACGTGGAGCAGGTAACTGGGCTGTGGTATCACCACATACGTTAACTATTCTTCAGTCTGCAACAACTTCAGCGTTCGCAAGAACAACTGAAGGTGCTTTTGAGGCTCCAACAAATACTAAATTTGTAGGAACACTTAACGGTGCAATGAGAGTATATGTTGATTCATACGCAACAGACTCAACTGCTGTACTAGTTGGTTACAAAGGATCAAGCGAATCTGATGCGGCGGCGTTCTACTGCCCATACATTCCACTTATGTCAAGTGGCGTGGTGTTAGATCCGTCTACATTTGAGCCAGTAGTAAGCTTCATGACAAGATATGGCTATATTGAATTAAACAATACAGCTTCATCTCTTGGTAATGCGGCAGACTACTTAGGTACTGTAACTATCAGTAACGTAACATTCTCTTAATCCTTAGGATTAAGGTTGAAGACTAGAAAGGCCCTTCGGGGCCTTTCTTTTTGACTACACTATCAATATCAATTAAATACTTTATGCCTAGTAAAATACTCATGATGGGTGATAGTTGGGGCGATTGGCGCCTATTAGATAAAGAAGATCACCACACCACAGGAATGCTTAAACGTTTTGGTTACACAGTGGCCAACTGTTGTGAGGCAGGAAGTTCAAACATTACGGCTATCAAAAGAGCAGACCACATAGCAACAGAAGAATATGATTGGGTCATATGGTTTCACACAGAAGTTTTAAGAGATGATCATATGTATGATTCCGATCAACCTTTTATACTGAGAGAAATGGCTAGAGCAGTTGCACGTGAACAATATAAAGAATTTGAAAAGTTTAGAAAACGTTACAATCTAAAAGCCATAGTGATTGGTGGACAGGCACCCACTTTTGATTTTATACAAGATTACATCAAAATCCAAATGCTTATTCCAGACTGGACTTCTGAAATTTTGGACAACAAACTTCCATTCTGTCATATAGGTTTGCTGAAAGAGTTTGAAGATATACTGCAAAAACCTAATTGTCTTGACACAGCAAAACAAAAAAACGCATTATTAGATGAAGTAGAACTAAGATGGAGTATGTGTGCAAGGCGAACAGATCTATTTCCAGATAAAGTACATCCAGGAGAAGGTCCTCATATCGAACTTTCTAATAGATTGCACAACTTTATGGCTAAATACTAATACGTTCATCCCACTCTGGGACGGAAGTAGCATAATGCGAAGGAACGCACTCAAACTTTAACAGGGGAGGGTGTTATGAACAGATTCGATCATTTACATAAGCAGTACCGTGAGGCAAAAATGAAAGAACGCAAAGAGCGTCTTTTACAAAGCTCACGTCCTACCATTGATACTAATGGCGGAGGTACTTCAGGATATCGTTTCAAACAGGGTCCAAATACGGGTGCTGTTGCCGGACATATATCGGTAGATCATCAAAATAGATCAATTTAACTATTTTGGTAAACCTTTTTGCATTTTCTGGTTGATTTATTTAACTAGTGGTGCTATATTAGTAACATAAGCATTAGTAGAGTAATTAACTACTAATTATAGTGCAAGGAAGAGCTCTTTACCAGAAGGGGCGAACTTGACTAACCAGGGGTGGTACCCAGGGCTTGTAGGAGAAATCCGCAGGTTCACATCGCAGTCACTAGCGGGGTTAGGTTGTACGTATTAGAATGGTATTCCGGTACGTGCTTGTAGGTGTAACCAAGTCCTACCTATTTTGCTTATACTTTCCTTTACCCATTCCCCAAACTTTGATAAATACTTGTGTCTATAAAAGCGAGCCGCATTTACGGCGGACTTATGGGGACATAACCCCGTAGACCTAGAACGTCAAAGGAGAAACAAATGGGAAGACCAATTAATAAAAGATTTTTCGGAACACCTACAGCGGGTGGAAACGAGATCAAAGTAGACTTTCATGATGGCTCAGCTGTTACTGAAGGTTACATCGTTAAGCAGTTAGGATCAAAAAAGTTCCGTGTTAAAGAAATCGGTGGCTCAACAGAGTACGATCGTTTCTTAACTACAGGTAAATTAGCATCAGCACTTACAGGTACAGAAATGTGTATTACTGTAAAAGGTGATGATAATGAAACTTATCAGATCTCAAAAATCGCTGGTAGAAAAGCTACTGTGATTGCACCAGATGGTACAGGTTCAAATGCACTATCAGGAACATCATTAGCTTGGACATTTACAGCATCTGGATCAGACGGAGCCGCTCAAATTGAAGAAGCTGGTGACGATGATACAAAAGCAGGTACTGACGACGACGATTTCAGTAACGCATAATTGATTTGTTTGTGGGGGCTTTGGTCCCCACAACACCATAAGGGAATTGTAAATGACAAAGTATGTAGTAACATCAGGTGATTATCACATTAAGACAAATGATGCTGGAACTATCTTTCTGGATACAGGTAATCAGATAGGACAAGTATTCATGACAGGTAATCTTGTTGTGAAAGGTACTACTACTCAAGTTGATGCAACAAATTTAGATTTAAAAGACAACATCATTGTATTGAATGCAGGTGAGCAAGGTGCAGGAGTTACACTAAACACTTCAGGTATTGAAATTGATAGAGGTAGTAAACCTAACACGCAATTTGTATTTGATGAAACTGTAAGTTGGAACGATCCAGTTACACAAACAGTTAAACAAGGTGGATTTAAAACTAGAGACATCAACGGTGGAAACATTGGCTTAGAAGTAAGAAGTATTTCTACAGGCGGTGGAGACTTATATTTGATTAACGCAGGTACAGGTGTTATAAGTGTAAGTGGTACAAACAATTACGAAAATCAAGTTACAGATGATGACGATATTCCAAACAAAAAATATGTTGACGTAGAAATTGCGGCACAGGTTGCGGCATCAGACTTCCAGAAAATTAGAGATGGAAGTACTTCTTTTACGGAAATGGTTGTTGCAGATTTTGAAACAACTGGCGTATCAAGTGTTGCAAAAATTACAGTTGACGGAAACAACAACATAAACTTTTTTGATAATAGATCTGAATTACATGACTTGCGAATAGACGGTTCAAGAATAAGCACTACTACTAGTAATGCAGATTTAACTTTATCCGCTCCAGGAACAGGTTCAGTGGTAATTGACGATCAATTACAAATACTTACAACACCAAGTCCAGATGATAGTGCTGTTGATCCAGCACAACCTACAGACGGTTTAAAAATTTATGCAAAAACCCAAGGAACTGGTAAAACAGGTTTATATTATGTAAATAGTAATAATATAAGAGACGAAATAATTAGTAAAAACAGATCATTACTATTTGGAATGATCTTTTAAGGATAGAAAATGGCAATAGCACAAGCGGCAATAGGAAACACAGATACAGTAGTATTAACAGTACCAGCAAGTACTTCTTATGCAGTTACAACTATTATGGTTTGTAACCACGCAGGATACAATAATTCAGGTACTAATGATACGTCATTTGATTTACACTTTGTTAAGAGTGGCCAAGCAAAAGGCAACACTAACATGGTTGTAAAGGAAATGCCAGTGCCAGGTGGTGAAACATTTACACTTGATACTGAAAAAATAATTCTAGAAGCTGGCGACAAAGTAACAGTACTTGGTCAAGCGCCTTTGAATTTAAGTATTACTGTAAGTTACTTGGAAGTATAATATGAGATTTCTTAGAGGACAATCAACTAATGCTCGTGGGATCTATGGAAACAAAGACATCCGTAGAGACATAAATGGTCAAGTGGTTTTAGACAGCACTGACATGATGCTAGTACCCAAAGGTACAACTTCAGACAAAGTTACAAGTCCAGTAAACGGACACATGAGATATAACACAACAACAAACGTGTTTGAAAATTATCAAGGCGGCAGTTGGGCACCTATAAGAAGATTTGAACCAGCAAATATTGTTATGCAAAGTTTAGGCAATGGTAATGATGTTGAAACAAAATTTGGTCCATTAAACAATGGAGACACTTACAATCCAGCACCAGCGGCGGCTGAAAATTTAATAGTGCTTGTTGAAAACGTTTTCCAACTTCCAACAACAAACTTTACATTAGAACAAAATCCAAGCGGTTATGCGGCAGGTTGGTATGTAGTATTTGGTACAGCAGTACCAACAGGAAAACCTGTTACAGTTCTACACAACTACGACAAATAATGAGCGCCAACGGTATATCACATTTAGAATTTAAAAGACAAAGGCAAGAACAAAAATTAAAACTTGCCAAAGAGAAACGTGCCGCAACTGGCAAAAGATCTACCCTTAAAAAAGGACTTATGCCTACGTTATACACAGCAGGTGATAACCGCACAGGAAACAAAAAACAAATCACAACAGGTACTTTAAAGACTGGTCGTCCTTGGACATAATTTTCCGATAAATACTTAAAAGAGGAAAAGCATGGCTCAAGTAGCACGTATATCAGGACCATTATTAGCGGCAAATTTAAAAAGAACGCTTTCTAATCTTGCGTTTGAAACAGATCTATTATACATTGGTGCTTTAAATGGCAGAGTAGGAATTAGAACTTCTAGTCCTAATGCTGAACTAAATGTCAATGGTCAAATAGAAACTCCTAATTTTTATGCAACAAGATTGACAGGCGGTAATGTCAGATTTAGTACAACTGGTGCAGAAGCAGTGGTTGGAGATATTAATTTAAATGCTGTTGAAAAAATTAAAATAGATAATCTAAAAACAGATAATTTACAAGTAAATGGAAGACTGATATCTAGCTTGGGAGGATTTGATATTGTGTTTGATCCTAATCAAACAGGAACAACGCAATTTAAAAAGAACACAACTGTAACTGGTAATGTAAGTGCAACAGGAAACGTAACTGTGCCTGGGAATGTTTTAGTAGGTGGAAACTTTGACATAGGTGATCAAGCAACAGATACTATTGATTTTGATTTTGTAAACTTTTCACAAGATTTATTACCAAGAAGAACTGAAGATTTATTAAATTTAGGAAGTGCTACAAAAACTTGGAAAGATATAAACACAGGCAAAGGACAGATTGGTGACATAGAAATAGACACTAATTTTATTTCAACTTCTACATTTAACAACAACTTGTTTATTAGAGCATCAGGCACAGGTGCTATTGTAATGGACGATATTAGAATAAGTGGCAGTACTTTGTCAACAACTGGATCAAATGATTTAGAATTAGTTCCGGGTGGAGGTTCAGTTAATATTGCATCTACAAAAGTTTTAAAAGTGCCTGTTGGTACAGAAGCACAAAGACCTAGTGCATACAGAGATGTAAGATACAATTCTACAACTAATTTCTTTGAATTATTTTCAACTGCATATACTCCTTTGCGTGGTATATGGAGTGAAGATAGAAAAACTTACGTATTAGCTAATGCAGACAACAGCTTTAGTTTTGTAACAAATGACGCAACAAATACAACACTAACAGCGGCTGGATTAGAAACTGTAAAACTTGTTTCACAGGATAATATTACTATAGATAATGCAAATATTTCAAGTGCATCAACTAATGCAGATATTGTTTTAACTGCAACAGGAAACGTTGTGATAGGTTCTTATGCAATAAGTGGAAATACAATTACTAATACAGGATCTGGAAACATGACATTTTCAACCATAGGAGCAGGCAATCTAGGTGTTGTTAAGTTTGGCGGAACTGGTGGATTTGTTATTCCATCAGGAGGAGTAGCAGACAGACCTGCAAACGTTCCTATAGGTGCAACCAGATATAACACCACGTTAAAATACCTTGAAACATGGGAAGGTACACAGTGGGCAAACGTGTCAGGTGCTGGTGATTCTGTGACCACAGAATATATGGAAGAATTAACTAATATCTATACCTTAGCACTTGGATAATTCCAAAAACGATAAATACTATTAACATAAAGCAAGACCATCTGAGGGAGAGATGCCCTTAGACGTTTTATGGGACATACTGTGGTCAACCGGCAATGCAATCAGGTTGGAGGGACAGGATCCCCGTATTAGGAGAAAAAGGTGGCTGTAGGTCGTATATCAGGTCCGCTACTTAAGGCTAATCTCTTGCGTAATGGCGTAGATTTAGCTTTTGAGACGGATTTACTTTACTTGGATGTTAACAACAGTAGGATAGGTATTAAAACTACTACTCCTCAATACGAATTAGATGTTAACGGCACTACAAGATCAACCGACATAATCACAACAGGAACAGCATACGTAGGTGATGTTAGAATTTCTGGCAACACTATTGATACAGTTGCAAACACACTAAATTTAACAACTGTAGGTTCAGACAAAGTTACAGCATTAAAAACTCTTGAGATTGATGATTTAAGATTTGAAACAAATGTAATTAGCACAACAGTTTCTAATGCAGATATAGATATTGTACCGTCTGGATCAGGTAAAGTTGATGTACAAGGTAATCTAGCTGTTACTGGAAACTTAGATATTACAGGAAATTTAACTGCTGATGGAGACATTACCATATCAGGAAATGTACAGATTGGTGATGAAGCTACTGACACAATTAGTATTACAGCAGGAATTACATCAGACCTAAAACCTGATGCAAGTGCGACATATAACTTAGGTACTCCAGGAAGAAAATGGAATAGTGTACACGCCGGTGCGGCTTACATAGATGATATTGTAATTGATTCAAACGTAATTAAAAATACAACTTCTAATGCTGACTTAGAATTAAGAACAAATGGTAGTGGTGCTATTGTAATAGACGATTTTGTTATGAAAAATAACAGGATTGAAACTGCAAGTTCTGATGTAACTATTGCTCCAGGCAGTGGTACAATGAACATTGAAGGCACAGGAGCAGTTAGAATACCAGCAGGTACTACTGCACAAAGACCAAATGTACCAGCAGTTGGTATGGTGCGTTACAACACAACTACACAAAAATTTGAAGGTTATGACGGCAACTGGATTGTATTGACAGGTGTATATGACTTAGATGCTGACACATATATTACAGCAGAATTAACACCAGGTGCTAATGATAACACAATTAGATTTTATTCAAATGGTAATCAAATTGCAAGTATAACACAAACAGAATTTAACGTTGCAAAAATCAACGTAGATAGCATACAAATTGATGGAAATACCATCAGCACAACCACTCCAAACACGGATTTAAACCTTATTCCTAACGGTACAGGTGGTGTGCAAATAGACAATTTCAATATCAGCGGATCTACAATAAATAACACTAGCAGTGGTGCGGTCAGTGTCTTAGATCCAGGTACTGGGTACTTTCAAATCCAAGGTACAGACGCATTTATTGTTCCGGCTGGTACTGGTTCTCAACGTCACAGCAGTCCTGTTTTAGGAATGACACGTTGGAATACAACAGACGGTAGATTAGAAATTTACGATGGTAGTGCTTGGGATACGGTTGCAGGTAGTTCAGGTGCTGTTTCACAAACAGATGCACAAAACATCGCATTGGAGTTAGTCTTAAGTTTAGGATAATAATATGGCAACGTTTTTTAGAAATAAAATTATAAAAGAAGTAGGAACTGTACCAGTAGATATTGTTACTGTGGCAACAGGTTCCAAAGTTACTGCCATTGGATTATCAATAGCAAATCTATTAGACGGAAATACTAGAGTAAGTATCACTGTAAAAGATGATACAAGCATCACTGGGTTTTATGTTAAAGACGTAATGATTGCCCCCAGTGCCAGTTTACGTGCAATCAATGGAGGTGAAAAATTAATTTTGCCTCAGGGCAATACTTTAATTGTAACAGCAGATCAAGATAATGCTGTTGATGTAATTTTAAGTTATGTGGAGATAGTGTAATATGAGTTTTAACTTTGTAGGACAAGCACCGTTAGAAGGTGATACAAGCGAACGTTATTTTTATGCTTTACGTAGAGATGATGATGGACAACTTTTCATTGCGAAAGTAGATAAAGCATCTCCAACTGACGTTATACAAATTAACAGACCAGGTGGTGTTGATGGAAACTATACTGAGTTCCAAGCAGGAGAAAGTTTCTTTGAAGGAAGAAATCCAAATCACGTTTTAGTTTTTGACAACTTGGTATTTGAACAAATGCGTTGGGACGATCAAAACATTTATTATTATATTAACGATGAAGGTGAAGTTGTTTTAAGAGTTAACACTAGATACACATATCCAGAAGGAACTGCAAGTGATCATTTACCTTTTGGAACTAACGCAACAGGATACGCAGGATAATGGCACAGCAATTTAACATAGCAAGAATCAGATACACTTGGAAAAATGTTTGGCTGAAAGGTGCCACTTACATAAAAGATGACATTGTAAGAAATGGTGGTAATGTTTATATTTGTATGGTTGGACACGTTTCCGATCAAACTTCTTTTGCTACAGATTTAAACGCAACTCCAGGCAAGTGGTTAAAAAACACAGAAGGTTATCAATGGAAAGGTGACTGGCAAGTTGAAACAAGATATCTACCAAATGATATTTTCAAATACAATGGAGTAATTTACAGAGTACTAACAGAATTTTTATCTCCAAGCACACAAACAAGTGGAATATCAAATGATATTGATAAAATTACACCTTATGCAAAAACACCAAATTGGAGAGTTGAATGGGCACCTGCTACAAGATACAGAGTAGATGATGTTGTCAAGTATGGTGGTTATGTTTACCAATGTTTAACAGAACACACATCAGCAACAATAGTTGCAGGATTAGAAAACGATCAATCAAAATGGGACCTAGTTGTAAAAACAGATGACTGGAGAACTGATTGGAATGTACTTACAAGATACAAAGTAAATGATTTTGTTAGATATGGTGCTAGATTATACAGATGTAATCAAGGACACACTTCAGCGGCAACAACAATTTTAGGTTTAGAAGATGACTTATCTAAATGGGATGTCATACTTGATGGTATTTGTTACAAAGGTGAATGGCAAAGTAATTTAGATTCAAGTGGTGTCAAATACAAGATAGGTGATATAGTTATGTACGGTCCAACGTTATGGCGTTGTAAGACTGCACACCAATCATTACAAAATTTCGACGAAGCAAAATTTGATATATGGTGTCCTGGTTTAGGATATGAAGCTGTATGGAATAATTCAGCAACTTATCAACCAGGTGACATTGTAGTATATGGTGGATACACTTATGTTGCAATGAAGAACAACACAGGTAGTCCACCAAGTGTAACAGGTGTGTTCTACGAAGGAGAAAGTTTACAAGGTCAATACGATTGGGAATTAATGTTGACTGGTTACAATATGAAAGGCGACTGGGATCAGGCTGTTTCATATAGAACTGGTGACGTTGTTAGAAACAATGGTTTTGTTTACATAGCTGTAAGAGATAGTTTAAATCAACAACCAGATGCATTAGATCCTGAGTCAAGAGGTTATTACGATCCAGGTTCAACTAGATCCACAGAAGGATCTATCAATATGTTCTGGCAACTTGTAATTACAGGAACATATTATAGAGGTGAATGGTTTGGATCACAAAGTTACGTATTAGGTGACATTGTTGTTTACAAAGGAACTTCATACAAATGTGTACAAGCACACGCAGGAGATGATTCAACTCTTGTAACACCAGACTTAGATGTAACAAATAGTTATTGGGTAAAAATGATTGTTGGAAATACCAACAACGTTTTAGCTTACAGAGGTGACCTAAGAACACATGACGGCACTAATCACACAAGACTACCAATAGGTTCTCCAGGACAAGCATTAAAAGTTGTTAATGGAACAGGAACTTGGGAAAGATTAGGTGAAGTTGCAAAAGTTTATTATGTTGCAATGAATGGTAAAGACGATGCAGGATTTGGTTTAACAATATCGGCTCCTTTTGCAAGTATAAAATATGCAACACAATATATTTTAGCAGATGAGGCCAACAGAGCTCCTGCAACAATTTTTGTAAGCACAGGAATATACAGCGAGATTACTCCTATAAATGTTCCAAGTGGTGTTGCTATTGTAGGTGATGAATTAAGAAGTACAACTGTTCAACCAAGAGTTGGTTACGAAACTAATGATATGTTTAGAGTAAGAAACGGTTGTGGTATTAGAAATATGACCTTGCAAGGTATGAAAGGCCAACTAGGTTCAGCAGACAACTACGGTGCACAGATTCCAAACACAGGAGCATACGTGGCACTAGATCCAGGTTCAGGGCCTGCAGATACAACTGTTTGGGTAACAAACAAATCAACTTATGTTCAGAACGTAACAACATTAGGAACAGCTTGTATTGGAATGAAGATTGACGGAACATTACATAACGGTGGTAACAGATCTATTGTTGCTAACGACTTTACGCAAGTTTTAAGTGATGGTATAGGTGTATGGTGTAACGATGATGGTAAGGCAGAGCTTGTATCTGTGTTTACATATTATTGTCACATTGGTTACTATTGTACAGGCGGAGGAAAAATACGTGCAACTAACGGAAACAATTCATATGGAAAATATGGATCATTCGCAGAAGGTGAGTACGCATTAGAAACTCCAATCACAGCAACATTGAACAACAGATACTATGATGCAGAAGCACCAGTAGTTTATAATGATGGTAACCAAATTTTTGCATTAGGTTACACACACGCAGGTGAACAATACACAGATGCAACATTTACAATTACAGGTTCTGGTTCAGGAGTTGAAGTTGACAATGAATTTATTGATACAAGAAATGCAGGTATTAGTGAAATAAGATTGTTGGATCCAGGTGATTCATCTTTACCAGGTGGTAGAGGACACACAACAGCAGTTAGAAACTCTGCACAAGAAGGAACAAATATTAATATTAAAATTGCACAGTCTGACACAGGAGATGCCGCAAAATATGTTGGTAGAGCGATACTAACAATTAATAATATTTCAGGTGCAGATGCAAACAGAGTACAAAATGCATTAGATCATCCTATCACATACACAGGTGTTGAAGGAACTTCTAACAATCCATTTGCTGGTGTAACTAATATGAGATTTACAGTGGTTGTTGACAACACAGGAAATTGTACAGTGACAATAACAAATGGCGGTGACAGTCACAGAGTAGGTGACACAATTACTATTGCTGATTCACAATTAGGAAACTTTGGCGGTGCTCCATTAACATTTAAGGTTGCAACTATATCTGAATCAATGAGAATATTCATTGAAGAAGGAAAAGGTGTAGGACAATTTGCAATTATAGATGAATTTTTTCCAAGTACAAAATTAATAAATGTTATCAAAGAGTCAGACGGACTTAGAGGTTTTGATCATATAGTTCCAGGACAACCAATTGAAACTGAACTAGATGGATCAACTACATATAGAATTGAACCAAGAATAAGAGTTGCGGAACCGGCATATTCTTCAAATGCACATAACACAAACAATTCAAATGTTTGGCAACCATGTGCAGGTGTACACAACTCAACAGTATTTGCTTTCCCTGGCAGTGGAACAGATGTTGCATTGTACAGTGATTCATCACAATCATCATGGTCTGCGGCAACAGTTGACGCAGGATTTGTAAGACCAAATTGTGTTGTAAAATGTAAAGGAAAATTAAAATATTTTATTGCATTAGGAAATGGAGACAGAGCAAACTTATCCACAGCCGCAACAGCTTGGGGATCAAATCCATATCCTATCAATCAACGTAACTGGGTTGACATAGCAGAAGGTCCATTCAGTGCAACAACTCATACTGTTATTGCAGTTGCAGATGACTCAGATGAATTAGCTGTATCAACAACAGACGGAACATCATGGACTTATGTATCATCAGGAATGGGAACAGGATTAAAACATATCAGATACGGTAATGGTAAATGGATGGCCGTGAAAGCTGATGGAAGTGCATATGAAAGTTTAGACAATGGTCAAAACTGGTCATCTACAAATAATGTATGTCCATCAACGTACAGCGTCACAGACTTTACTTATGGTAATGGAAGATTTGTAGCGGCTTGTAAACCAAACGGCACAGCATCATTTCCATTTAATCCAGCTAATCCTTCAACAATGATTAGTGATGGTACTTCTACAACAACAGCAACATTTGGCTTACCATCAACATTCTTTATTAGCTTTACAAATTATTCTGAAGGAGCCAACAACGCAACTTGGAGACAAGTAGAATCTTCAAATATTGTAAATGAAAATGATTGGGGTGTTGATTATTCCGACGGTATATTCATTGCAGTAGACACAGCAGGTAACGTAAGACAAAGTGATGGCGGTGATACTTGGGTAGTAAAAACTTCTATTACTCCACCAGTAGGACAATTTAGACCAAAAGTAAATCCAGGAACAGGAGACAAAGGTCCACAGTTTGTATTCATTGACACAGGATCAACTGCAACTGTAAACTCTATCAAGACAGGTAGACAAGCACAAATGAGAGCAACTGTTGATACAGGAAGAATTACAAGATTTGTAATGACTGATCCAGGTTCAGGATATGACGCAACTAATCCTCCGGTGCTTGATGTTATTGATACACAAAAAACACAAGAGGTTACAAAACAAATTAGAATTAAAAATAGTGTGTTAGCACAACCGTCATTCAAGAACAGAGGATCATTATATGTAAGATTTAATGCTGTTACAATTACAGGTGACGGATTTATTGACAAATATCAATTAGGTGGAAAAATTATTGTTGACGACTTATCATTATTACCAAGTCCAGGTGACAACTTGAGATTCTCAAGTATTACAGATATCATTTATAAAGTAGGAAGTGCAACAGTTATTTCAGGATCTGCTCCAAACATAAGAGCAGAAATTAGTATTGCACCAACAATGGGTGTTCAAGAATCTCCTGAACATAATGAGTCAGTTACAATTAGACAAAAATACAGTCAGGTAAGATTAACATTCCATGATTTCCTAGACATAGGTACTGGTAACTTTAATAATACTGATTATCCAAAACTTTATCTTGAAGGATTTGGTTCAATTAATCCACCAGAGCAAATGTGGGAAGCCAACGAATACAATGGTGGAAGGGTTTTCTACGCATCAACTGACCAAGACGGAAACTTTAGAGTTGGAGAATTATTTAAAGTTGAACAAAGCACAGGTATTGTATCAATCAGTGCATCACAGTTTGATTTATCAGGATTAGATGAATTAAGATTAGGTGCTTTTGTACTTGGTGGAACAAATGCTGTAATTAGAGAATTTTCAAAAGAACAAACTTTTGTTGCTAATAGTAACAGTATTGTACCAACACAGAGAGCTATTGCGGCATATATTGCTTCAAGAATATCAGGTGGTGGTGCTAACGTGGCCGCAAACGCAGTTGTGGCTGGAACTTGTAAATTTAGTGATATTAATCACCTGTCAAATACTGGTGATTTACCAATTAATATTCCAGTACCATTGAGCAGTTCTAAGATTCCAGGTGGAACTATGGTAGCTCAAGCATACAATAACTTGGGTATGGAGGCTCTTACACTTATAGATTCTCAGGATGATTATGAGGGTGATGGGCTTTATTACAATGACGCAGGTAACGGATATAATAGTAATGGATAACACAATGATAAATATAAACAACAAGGATTTATTACACAATGGCTGAGTTTAAACTAGGTAGAATTAGATTTGTTTGGAAGGGTGCATGGTCATCTGGCACCGTTTATTACAAAGACGATATTGTAAGACATGGTGGTAGAACTTATTACTGTGCGGTTGGACATACTGCAAGTACGTTATTCACTACTGATGAAGCAACAAAATGGAATCTGTTTACAGATGGTTCAGCATTTTTAGGTGACTGGGTTGCAGGAACAGTATACAAACAAAACGATATTGTAAAATACGGTGGTTACATTTACATTGCCAACACAGGTCATACAGCAGAAGCTGATGGCGGCTCACCAGGAAAATTAGAAACTGATCAAGCTAAATGGGATTTATTCGCAGAAGGTTTTGATTGGAAAAACGTTTGGACAACAGCAACAACTTACAAAGTAAACGACCTAGTAAAATATGGTGGTACAGTTTATCTTTGTAACACAGCACATACTTCAAGTTCAACTTTTGCCGCAGACGCAGATGGATTAGAAGCAGATCAAAGCAAGTGGGATGTCTTTGCAAAAGGCATAGATTGGAAACAAGATTGGGCCGCGGCAACAAAATACAGAGTCAATGATACAGTTAAGTATGGTGGACAACTTTACATCTGTAACGAAGCTCACTTATCAGCCGCGAACACTACATTAGGACTTGAAGCAGATCAAAGCAAATGGGATTATGCACACAAAGGTATTGAATACAAATCAGTACACCAAACAAACACAAGATATAAAGTAAATGATGTTGTCAAGTATGGTGGCGGTTTATGGATTGCTACAAGAGAACACACATCAGGTGGAACTAACCTTGCTTCTGACAATGCAGTATCAGGAGTAATTGCAACAGTTGGATCTATATCGGCCGCTGATGCAAGTAGAACAGCAGGAACATACAGAGACATAGCAGGTTCATCAGGCGGTTCAGGTGTAGGACAAAGATTCAATGTTGTTGTTGATGGATCAGGTGGCTGTAACGTAACAGTTGTTAAAGGTGGTTCAGGACACTCAGCAACAGATGTTATAACAATTTCAGACGGCGACTTAGGTACAGGTGGCGGAGCGGCTTTAACTTTCCAAGTTGCAACAATTACACAAACAACAAACTGGTCACAGTTTGTTCCAGGTTTAGAATTTGAAGATTCATGGAACGCGGCAACAAGTTACCAACCAGGTGACTTTGTAACATACGGTGGTTATGGTTATGTGTCAAGAACAAATCACACTAACGTAATACCTTACAACAATGCGGCAACATGGGATTTATTTACAACAGGATTTAGTTTAAAAGGTGACTATGCAAGTGCAACAGCAAAAGTAAATGGTGCAACATCAAGTTCAACTGCTTTAGTAGTTGACACAAACGTTGGCACTATTGTACAAGGCATGGTAGTAACTGGTACAGGTATTTCTGGAACAGTAACAGTACAAACAGTAACAGATCAAAATAATTTAGTATTAAGTTCAGCACAAACATTAGGTAACAATGTTGACTTGGCTTTCAACACAGCATACAGAACAGGTGATGTTGTTAGAGTTGGAGGTTACACATACCTAGCTACTGCTGACACAACAGGTAATAGACCACCTAATGCAAGTTACTGGGAAAAATTAAACGAAGGTATCAATTGGAAAGATGCTTGGTCAAACGGAACTTATTATGATGTAGGTGATGCTGTAAGAGGTATCAACAACGTCAACTCATACATTTGTGTAACAGCACACACAGCCGATCAAACAGGTGCACAAAACAGACCAGATCAAGACACAGATGGCAGTGAATGGAAATTATTGTCAGGTGGTGCTGAATCAGGCAACTTAACAACTGCTGGTGATTTAGTTTACTACGGTGGATCAGGTCCAACTAGATTACCAATAGGAATTGCAGGACAGGTATTAAAAGTTAACGATGCCGGTAATGCTCCAGAATGGGCATACTTCGGTCAGGTTGATCAAGTTTACTATGTAGGCAAAACAGGTGCTGATGAAAACGCACCAGGTTATGGTGTAACTATTGACAAACCTTGGAAAACAATTAGACACGCAATGAGAGAAATAAGATTTGGACCAAGAAATCCACTTACAAAAGATCTTATTATGCGTAACAAAATGTTTATCATGCGTGAAGCAGGTAAATCATATGTTGACTATCAAGTAGCAAACGCAGGTGGTAGTGGAATATGGAACGGCTTTACATATGATGCGGCAAAATATCAAGAATTAGTAGGTTTACTTGTAGATGCTATTGCTTATGACATAAGCCATGGTGGTAATGAACGTTCAAGAGAAAGAGCTCAGTCTTATTTCTCAACAGGTTCTTTTGCACCAGCCTCTCAAGCATCACAAATAAGTGCAGTTAACAGTTATGTTGACACAATGTTACAAAGAATTGTACAAAACTTAACTGTTACAACAAATTATCAAACAACAAACGGTGAGTCTAACACAGTTCCACAATACACACCAGCAGGTGTTGTACCAGAAGGAATCGGAACACAGATTACAACATTAATTAATTTAGTAAACGAAGTAGTTGATGCAGGTGATTTGACAGGATTAGATGCAAAAGTAAAACCAAACACAACTGTTTTTGTTAAAACAGGACAATACACAGAAGTTTGTCCAATAGTTATACCGGCAGACACAGCTCTAGTAGGAGATGAATTACGTTCAACTGACATTGGAGTATATCCAACAGGAATTACTTTGACTTCAGACGCAACTTTATCAATGGCGGCTCTTACAAGAATATCAGCTATAATGAGTGACTTGATACAAAACAATTCAATTACAAAAACACCAGCAGGTGCACACGTAAAAATGGATAACTTTGGTGCCGCAGATGCAAGTAGAACACCAGGAACTTACAATGCAGTAACAGGTGCATCAGCAGGATCAGGGACAGTAGGAACATTTAACATTACTGTTGGAGCCGGCGGTGCAGTTACAGGTGTTGTAGTTGTAACAGGTGGAACTGGTCATACTGTAAATGACACAATTACAATTCAAGATAGTGCATTAGGCGGCGGTGGTGCGGCAAACTTTACAATGGATGTTGAAGAAATTGCAACAGGTAACACAAAAACACAAAATACTGATAGAGAGCCAGGTGATGCAACATCAGTAACAAACACAACAGACTTAATTACAGAAATAAAGGCTTACATTGATTACGGTGTTAACGGTGTAGGTTCAGCTTATCCAGAAAAAACAGGACAAACAACTACAAATAGTAGAGCTGGTGATGTATATGCAAGAGGAAGAATACTTGCAAACTTAGACTTTATTATACATGAAGGACAGGAATACATCAAAGCAAATAATACTAAATTGTACATGGAAAAAGAAGCTCTATATGGTTCTAAGCATGGAGCAAAATGTAGAGATGACTTGCAACGTTACATGGAAGGTATTATGTGGGACTTAGAAAACTTTGGAAACTATATGTCCTTAACATCAGCAAGATATCTTGTAAATTCAATTATGGGATCTTCAACAGAAGATATGTTCTATATGCAGAACGGAACTGGATTAAGAAACTGTACTGTTAGAGGTTTGTCAGGAACACTAGGTTCTGCAAACTCATTTGGAACTAAACGTCCAACAGCAGGTGCTTTTGTTTCATTAGATCCAAGTTGGGGACCACAAGACACTAGAGCTTGGATTAGCACACGTTCACCATACGTACAAAACGTAACAACTTTTGGAGCAAAATGTATTGGAATGAAAGTTGACGGTGACATACACGCAGGTGGTAATGACTCAATCGTTGCTAACGACTTTACACAAATTTTAGATCAAGGTATTGGTGCTTGGGTAACAAACCTAGGTAGAGCAGAACTTGTTTCCGTGTTCTCATACTATGGACACATGGGATATCTAGCTGAGAACGGTGGAAAAATTAGAGCAACAAACGGTAACTCATCATATGGTGACTTTGGTACAGTTGCAGAAGGTGTTGACCTAACTGAAACTCCAATCAAAGCATACGTTGATAACAGATCATTTGATGCTATTGTTACAGGAACAATAACAGACAACAATAATATTATTGCACTAGAATATGCAAATGCGGGAAGAGATTATAATGTATCCACAACAACTATTACTTTAAGTGGTGACGGTTATGGCGTAACAGGTTTAACGCCTGTAACAGTAACTGGCGGTGTTATGGAAATTAGAATGACAGGAGATTCAAGCACATTTGGTGGTGCTGATTATAAATTTGCAACAAACACACCTCAGGCAGGAACAAATACACAAATTACATTATCCAACACTGACACAGCCTTAAGTGCGGCGTATGTTGGAATGGCAGTATTCCTAACAGGTGGTAAAGGTGCTGGACAGTATGGTTACATAAACACATACAACGCAGGTACAAAAATTGCTACAATTAAAAAATATTCAGACGGCAGTGATGGTTGGGATCAAATTGTAAGTGGTAGAGCAATTGAAGCCGCTTTAGACAACACAACAGTTTATAGTGTTGAACCAAGAGTAAACATTAGTGCTCCGGGTAATGATGGATCAACTGCAACTGCTCAAGCATTGGCAAGAGCCAAAGTTGCAGACGGTAAAATTAGTGAAGTAAGAATTATACACCCAGGTGCTTCTTACACATCACCACCAACAGTAACATTTACTGATCCTAATAATACAGCAGATGCTCCATTAGAAGTATTCATTGGAGACGGTGTACTTGCTCAACCGGCATTTACTTCAAGAGGAACTGGATTTACAACTTTAACTGCAACTATTGATGATGCAGGACAAGAGAAAAATATTACTGGAGTTTCATTCAGCACAAATCCATACGCAAACACATTGTTAACAGCTAACAAAGAATATGTTAAAGATGAAGTTATTGCTTGGATTGATCAACAAGTTTCAAACACAGGTGGCACATTATGGAGTGGATTCATTTATGATAAAGCTCAATGGGAAACTGACACAGGAACTTTAATTGACGCACTTGCAAATGATGTCAAGTTCGGAGGAACAAAAGATACATCTGCGGCGGCAAGAGCATATTGGATTGGAACACAAACACAATTACCAAATGCACAGCAACAAAGAATTGCAAGTTTCATACAAATGAAAACTATATTATTAGATTACATTTTAGATAATGCTTCATACAGTTCTTTACAGTCAGTTACTTCACAAACTACAAATAGTAACAACGGTGAAGCAGGAGCTCAAACTAAAGTTGGAGAATTAATTGATTTAGTTACAGAAACTATTGCTAATGGATTAGCAAGTATGCCAACTAATGGTGGAGAAGGAATTGTAAATATTACAGTTGCTAGTCACAATATTTTAGAAAGAACAAAAATTACAATTAGTGAAATAGTTGGTACAACTCAACTTAATGCAAACTCATACTTTGTAAAAGTAGTTGATGCAAACACGTTACAATTATATTTGGATAACGATTTGTTATTCCCAGCAGTTTACAAAAATGGAACTGCTTATGTATCCAACGGTAAAATTAAATACGGAGCAGGATACAGAGATGCTAAACAATCAGGAAAATATGTAAAAGTTGAAGGAATGGAAGCTATTCCACAACCAGGTGCAAACGTAGTATTTGCTCATAAACCAAATACTGTTTTCAAACTTGTTAGTGTAACAGGATTAACAGGATCAAATCCATATTCAGCATTATTACAACTTTCACCAGACATGGCGATAGACGATGCACCAGCACATGGAATATCTGTGGAGATGAGAATAAGATATTCACAGGTTAGATTGACTGGTCATGACTTCCTAGACGTTGGTACTGGTGGATTTACATCTACAAATTACCCAGGAACACCTAATACACCAGCTGATCCAAATGATGAAACAGTAACTGGTGGAGGTGGAAGAGTGTTCTTTACATCAACTGACCAAGATGGTAACTTTAGAGTTGGTGGATTGTTCAACGTTGAACAGGCAACAGGTGTTGCTACATTGAACGCAGATGCATTTAGCATCACAGGGTTACAAGAACTACAACTTGGAAGTGTTGCACTTGGTGGAACAGGAGCAACAGTTAACGAGTTTAGTACAGACGGTACTTTTGCGGCAAACTCTGATAGTATTGTGCCAACACAAAAAGCAATTAAGACATTTATTACGTCCCAAATTGGTGGTGGTGCTTCAGAATTGAACGTAAATACTGTAACAGCAGGGGTAGTACATATTTCGGGCAATACGATTACTACAACAACGAATGTTCCGATAAATATAACTGCAACAATGAACTTTACTGGTGGTATAAGTGGATCACCAGTAGCGATGCAACAATTTTTATTGAGTTAAAAAGGAGAAACTAAATGGCCACAGGAAGACTAGGACACGCAGACTTGACAGCGGCTACTAATACTTCTCTGTACACAGTACCAGCTAACACCTTCGGGATCGTGACGCTATCTGTCTGCAATAGAGGGAATAGTGCTGTGTCAATAAGAGTTGCGGTCGCAAGTGCGGGAACACCGCAAAATAGCGAATACATCGAGTACGATGTAGAACTTTTACCCAAAGGGGTATTAGAAAGATCAGGAATTGCAATGGCGGCAGGGCAAATTCTGGTAGTTTATTCATCCGCCGAAAATGTAAGCGCCGTTGCGTTAGGTATTGAGACCTCTACGGGCTAAAAGATAAATACATAAAAGGAAGATAAAATGGGAAGATATATATCAACAACTGGAACTGCAAGTAGTGTTATAAGAAATGTATCAACTACCTTCACCGCCACAGTTAATGATAGAATTCTTGCTAATTCATCGGGGGGAGCATTTACGGTGACTTTCCCACTTTCAACAAGTTTGTTAGTAAACGATGTTATTCAAGTCGTTGATGTAACTGGTAACTTTAATACAAATAATGTTACTATTGCAAGGAACGGAGCAAAAATTCAGAATTTAAGTGAGGATTTGGTATTAGATATTAATAACATCGCTGTTACTTTTATATACACTGGACCAACTTACGGTTGGATAATTTCAGGTACGTAATATTATAGAGGAGAAGGTTACATGGCAAGATTAAGAACATTGATGGCCGACACAGTAGAAGGCGCTTCTATACCTACTAGATATTTCTATGTTTACAATAACAATAGAGGTATTAACAATGGTGGGTGCTGTTGTCTATGGACTGTGCCAACAGACATCAAGAATGTAACTTTTGAATTATGGGGAGCAGGCGCGGCAGGAGCCGGCGGCTGTTGCTGTATGTGGAGTTCACAAAATGCAGGAGGCGGTTCTTATGCAATTAGAAGTGTGAACACACAGGCAGGTTGCCAATATACAATTTGTGCGGCAGGTAACGGAAACTGTTGCGAAAGAGATTGTTTGGGATACGATGGTTCAACGTCATACGTGACAGGATCAAGTATCGCAACAACGTGTGCAAGGGGAGGATGTACAGGAAGAACAAACTGTCATGCTCACTATGCCTATAACTGTTGTTACGGATGTTCTTGTATTTCAGGCGGAACACAAGGTGACTTCAGATTAGGACACTCACGAAATTCTACTTTTCATACTCACTATTGTCACAACCAAATGTGGGATTATGTAAGTGGACCACCGAAAGGTGGAATGACAAGACACGGCAAGGATTACTGCGGTAAGCCAATGACGTGTTCAGGTTGTGGATGGGGTTGTGCTCAACCATATCCAGGAGACGGTGGATACAACGGTACAGGCTGTGGAGGCGGATGCTGTTGGGGACACTGGGGCTCAGGTGGAATGGTAAAAGTATCATACTCTTAAGGAAACTAAATACAAAGGAAGAGACATAAAATGGCTACAGAAATAACAAAGCAATTTACATATGATATCCCCGATGATTATTTGTCTCAAACAAATTCAAAGGGAGATACTGCTACTGCAACGTATACAGGTCCAGATAAACTGTATGTGTTCGTAGACGAAGCTACTGGTAGAAATACAGAAGCACAAACACCACCAGATGAAGATTTTCATTACAATCCAAGTACAGATACAGCACCGGACGGGGAACGTGTTGTAATTTTGGATTGTGAAGGTGCTGATACCTTAATGTGTGCAATATTTTTACCACACACAATAACACTAACTCAAACAGATCAAGACGTAGAATTACCAACAGGTTATGGTAAGTATTCTTATCCTTGGCCACCATATCCAGATCACGCATATGAGAGAACATTATCAACTCATGATGAAGCATCAGGAAATTGGACTTTGACTTGGAAACAACCTTGGATGACTTGGGAAACTATCACACAGTTAAGAAATGATAGATTAGATACTACTGATTCAAAAGTAGCAAGTGATTCACCGGATGCGATCAAGAATCCATGGATTGAGTTTAGACAAAAATTAAGAGATTTACCTGTCACTTATAAAAAAGGTGAAGCAGACGAATTTCCAGCACACATGGTTAAGTTTCCAGAAGAACCAGTGACTGGTGGATACGCTGAACCACCTGCAGATGACGGGGTAGGAATAGGTTAATAGGGAGATATAGATGTCTGCATTAAGAACTTTGTTACAATTAGGAGGCGGTGAAACTGCTTTGAACTTGCGTTCTATCTATGTATATCATACAAGCATGGATACTACACGTAACAGTAACCCAGGATGTTGTTGTTTATGGACTGCCAGCTCAGATGTTAAATGGGCGGCATTTGAAACATGGGGTGCAGGCGGAGACGGCGGTGGAGGTTGTTGTTGTATGGCAGGCTTCCCAGGCGGATCAGGTTCCTATGGAAGAAAAATTGCAGAAATTACACCAGGCGCAGGCTTTACTTTATGTGCGGGAGCAAGAGGTTGCTGTCGTCCAGTAATGGGCTGTCCAGGTTGCGGTAGTTATGCTTGTTCATCAAATGGATGTTGTGACGGAACTTACTTCTGTTTATGTTCATCAGGTGGTGGATACGGTTGTGCTACTTGCGGATTTGGAACTGCATGGGGCGGACATTGTGGATGTCCTAACTATGTATGTGGTTGTGTAAAAGGAGCAGATTTTAGTATTTGTGGTTTCAACGGTGGTGGAGCAGGAACATCAATGTGTTCAAGTTCATCATGGGAGAATATGACGTCAGCACCATACGGTGGTCAAGGTGCTAGAATGACTAGAGATAATTGTTATAAAACGCATGGACGTGAAGCAGATGGACCAGCTGACTTCCCAGGTGGAGGTGGTGGTACACTTCACACACACAACGGTACTTGTTACTGCGGTGGTCCAGGTGCAGGCGGATTAGTAGTAGTTTACTATCAATCCGATATAGGTTAAGGAGGAGTATAGATGTCAAGTTTAAGATCTTTTGTACCAGGTTATGATACAGGTGTTAAGGCTCCTCAGGCATTTACAGTAAGTTATGCTTGGAACAGAGACCATAACGAAGCGTGGCCGGCTCAGGCAAGAGGCGTTCCACCAGCATCAAGATTCTGTTGCAATAATAACGGAGGTAAATGTTGTTTATTTACAGTTCCAAACGGAGCAACTTTTGTTGTATTTGAAATGTGGGGCGGTGGTGCTTCAGGAACAGGTGGCTGTTGCTGTATGCAAGGTATGCCAGCTGACTCAGGTGGATACGCAATTAAATCTACAAACGTAACAAGTGGTGACCAGTTTACTATTTGTGCAGGTAGATCAGGATGTTGTTTATACGCAGGTAACAACTATGCAGGACACAATAGTTTTGTAATGGGAACACCAACAGGTGGCTCATGTTTCTGTGCAGTTGCTTGTGGTGGGTATTGTAGTAACTGTACTCACTGTCATGGATACTTTGGTTGTTACGGTTGTTGTATGAGTTGTTACAACTGTCAAATTCAACCAAACAACGTTGACTTTGGAATAGCAAGTTACACAGGATCCTCACAAAGATCACAGCATTGTGGAGATAGAGGATTACAATTTACACCGGTTGCGCCAATGGCACAATCAGGACCAAGAATAGGACCAAACGGTTGTTGTACACGTGGAGGTGATCAATTTGGATCATGGCCAGGTGGAGGTGGAGTACACGGATCTGCTTATGGAGGTGGATGTTGTTGTGGATCACCAGGTGCCGAAGGTGCTGTATATGTGGTATACTACTAGGATATAGATATGGGACACGGATTAGACGCAGTAAACAGAAAAAACGAAATTGAAGTTCAATTTTCTTATGATATGCCTGATGCATACTTGTATCAAACTACCAAAGAAGGTAAAGTAGGTACATGGACTTATAAAGGCCCAGAAAAAATGTGGGTGTTTATGAGAAAAGCAGACAACAAACGTTCAGGTGAAATAAGATATTCTTATGAAATTGAAGACGATTTTGTGCCATCAGCAAGTGAGTACATGGTATTAGTTGACTGTAAAGAGAATCCATTGTTATGTGAACTTATGGAAGTACACCAAGACACACTATTCTTAGAAGGAAGAGAAAACGTAACTGAAACATTACCACAAAAAGATATCAAAGGTAACTATTTCAAACACATTGAACCAAAAGTTCCTACACCAGATCATACATATGACAGAGATGAAATTACTTATGATCCAGTGAAAAAAGAATGGAACACACCATATCCTTTCTTAAAGCCACACGTAAATTATGATGACATTAAGAAAACACGTTGGTCACAACTTTCATGGTCAGACTCACACGTAGCAGATGATATGCCTACAGAACTTGCTAAAAAGTGGACAGATTTTAGAAAAGAATTAAGAGATTTACCAGAAACATATGGTGCGGCATGGAAAGTTACAATCAAAGCGGCAGGCACAGGTTACAGCAAAGATGAAAAAATAACAGTACCAGCAACGGCATTAGGTTTTTCAGATGCACAAATAGGTACACTTGATGATTTATGTGCACCGATGGGTAAAAGACCAGGGTTTGATTTTGAAGATGGATCATTAGATACAACAAGTCCAATGAATCCAAATGAATCAGACAACTTAGATATTACAATTATTATTACAAGCGTCGACGGTGACGGTGCTATCACAGGTGTTAGAACACGTAACGCCTTTAATGCTCGTCATATTAAAGAAGCAAAAACTATTGACGAACCAGCAACAAATTATTCAGGATCAGGTAGCGGAGCAAAATTTACTTTAGAAAAAGCTGTGCGTATTGATCCTTGGAAAGTAAGAATTCCACAATCACCAAAAGCATTACAACCAGGTATTTGGGGTGAAAATGATCAATTCCCTGGAGCAACTGGACGTTATGGTGCAGTTGTAGACGGTATGAGTGCTGACTCAACACTTGGTGACAATGTGCCAGATGGTACAAAAATAGCAAACAGAGACGATCCATCAGATGGTTGGTTAATGGAACACACATATCACCCAGCAACTTGTCACTTTATTCCACCGGAAATGGGTGGTAATTATTCTGCAGATGATTTAAGTCGCTTAAATTTAAGCACAAATGACACATCATTTGACGATGGTATTGATGATGGGCTACCTAAAGCACCTACAGATGCTAAAGGAAACAGCAGAGTCATTGGTACTATTACTGCCAGAAAACAAACTTCCTAATACATTATTCTTTAAATAATTGTGTAGTGCAGTATGCACACGAATTACGCAAATTAAAGGATAATAAATGTCAAAAGATAAAAGAAACTCAGCCATATTTGTTAATGGCGGCGCCGGTAGACTTATTGCATCAATTCCTGCATTAGAATTATTTGAAAAAGAGAATCCTGATGATGATTTTGTTATAGTATGTGAAGGCGGCACAGACTTTTACAAAGGACATCCAACACTTTTCAAACGTGCATATGATCATTGGCACAAAGGCTTATTTGAGGATAAGCTAAAAGATAGAAACTTACTTACACCAGAACCTTATAGAGTGTTTGAATACTACAATCAAAAGTGTAGTATTGCACAGGCATATGATATTGCAATCAACAACAAAGGATTAAGAGAATTACCAAGACCAAGAATCAGATTAAGCAGAGAAGAAATGATGTTTGGCAAAAAATTAGTTGATGAAGTCAAGGAAAAAACAAAAAAAGATAAGGTATTAGTGTTTCAACCATTTGGTAGAACAGTACATCATGAAAATAGTATGATATCTGATTATAGTGGTAGAAGTTTTGAGGCTGAAAATGCCGTTGCTCTTGTTAAAAAGTTATCTAAAAAGTTTGGCGTAATACATATGGCAGAGTTTGGCATTGATTTTTCAAAGCATGGCATTAAAGATCCTGTTGCAAGTCCAATGGGAGCAAGTTTAAGGCATTGGTGTGGTATTATTGCAAGTGCAGATTACTTCTTAGGTTGTGATAGTTCAGGACAACACATGGTTCACGCATTAGATAAGAAATGTACAGTCGTAATAGGATCAACATATCCTATAAATGTGTCTTATCCCGACGATGAAAACTTTGATATACTTGATATGGGTGAAGGTGCTAGAGTTTATTCCCCAATTAGAGTGACACACGATGAATATTCAGATAGAGTTAACGATGGTATCATGGCTATGAATGATAAAGTAGAAGACATTATCGTAGAAAGCGTATCTAACGGCTTGAACGGTAAAGAAAGAATAGGCCATAAGTACAAGGAAGATTAATGCGAAGACTGTACACATTCGGTTGTTCGTATACTTCATGGAACTGGCCTACTTGGGCAGACCTACTTGGCTTAGAAGTTGAACACTTTGAAAACTGGGGTCACGCTGGTTTAGGCAACAGAGGTATAGCCGAACGTGTTGCAGAATGTCATATAAAAAATAAAATCACAAAAGATGATCAAGTTATGGTACAATGGACAAGCCATTTACGCCATGACTACTTAAAATTTAATAAAAAAGAACCTTGGCAGACAAAAGGTAGTGTGTTTAGCTACCAAAATGAAGAAATATTTGATAAAAAGTGGATTAATAACTTCTATGATGAAAAAGCATTCTTCTTGCACACGTTACATCACATAGAATTGACAAAAGGTTTGTTAGAATCAATAGGTTGTGAGTTTTATTTCACAAGTATAAGCGATTTAAAAACATTAGGTACAGATATTCCACACCAAAAAGGACATGGTGAAAATTTAAGAAACACTCCTGAACTTGCAGATGCATTTGTAGAATTTAATTTAGAAGAATACCGACACGTACTCAAAGGTAAGCATTGGCTTTGTTCATTAGGACTTCATGCTTGGAATAGACCAAGTGATAGTTGGTGGTTTACTGATGAAGATGGTAATAAATGGTTAGAATTACATCCTAGTCCAGATCAACATCTTAGTTGGGTAAAAGACCACAATCAGATTCCAAGTTTAGACCAAGAAAATTTGATAGATAAAGTTAACTACTTAAAAAGTGATGACTACAAAGAAACTATTGCAAAAATTTCGCAAAATGTTCAGTGGGACAGAACTTACAGAGGATTTTAAATGAAAAAGAAACCAGTATGGATAGCAGGAATAGCCAGAGGACACAACGCAGGGGTGTGTTTGTTGAAAGATGGAGAAATAATTTTTGCTATTGAAGAAGAAAGACTAACAAGGCAAAAGTATGACGGTGGTCCATACGCCAGTATGTTGAAAATTTTAGAATATACTGACACACTTGATTGGTTAGTGGTTGCACATACACAAAACTTAGAAGCAACAGCAGGAAAAGTTGATTTTAGTGGTGATGATGTTTATACTGGACTTGCAAGAAAGCTAGGCTTAATAAGTAGAAAGCCATATGACGGTACAAGTCACCCACAAGTGGTTGATATGAGTCATATACATCACAAACTACACGCCGCCTGTGCCTTTTATAGGTCAGGATTTGATACAGCGGCGGCATTGATAGTAGATGGTGCAGGAACTTTCATAGATTTACAAACAAATCAACAACCTATGACTGTTTGGGAAACAGAAACAATTTTTGATTGCAATTATCCTGATACTTTTACTACAAAATACAAACACTTAGGTACTAATGGACCTTTGACAACACAATATCTTAAAAATATGTCAAGTGAAATGTATGATGAACCTACAAGCGAAACACATGATGTACTTTTGACTGAAAATGCAGGAATTGTAAAGGCATATGAAGCTGTAACAGAATACTGTGGCTTTAGTTTTATAGAAGCAGGAAAAACTATGGGACTTTTTCCTTATGGAGATAAGAATATTAGTGTTCCGCCTATATTTAGAGAAGATACTTTATGGCCAATACCTGATAGACAGGTAATTGTACCAACATACCCTAATGGTGCTCACGTAAATTACAATTTCTTTGACTATTTACAAACACACGATAATGAAGATGTAAGTAAATTAGAAAATAGACGTGATATGGCTTACGCAATTCAGACAGAAACACAAAGCCAAGTTGCAAAACTTATAAAACGTGCCGCAGAAATTACAGGAAAAAACAAAGTAGTGATAAGTGGTGGTTATGGACTTAACTGTGTTGCAAATTATCATTATTTAGAAGAACTTAAAGACACTGACATTGAAATATATGTTGAACCTGTGTCAAATGATGCAGGAACGGCCATGGGTGCGGCCATGTTGATGCACAGAAAACTTACAAAGGACATAACAAGACAAACACAACAGGATACTTTGTATGAAGGTCCTGCATATGATCATTCATTGAATGAAATTGAGGACATAGTAAACAAATACAATGCAACATGGGAAGATGCAGATGACGAAAAAGTTGTTGGCATACTCAAAGATAGAAAAATTTGTACCATTTGGCAAGGACGTTCAGAAAATGGACCACGTGCATTGGGTAATAGAACAATAATGTATGACCCAAGTGATCCAAATGGCAAAGACCATGTTAATATAATCAAACGCAGAGAATATTTTAGGCCTTTTGCAGGAAGTATACTTGAAGAAGATGCACTTGAATGGTTTGATCTACGTGGTATGAAGTCTTCACCAACAATGATGTATGCTGTAAACTGTCAAGAAGGTGTTGCAGAAAAGATTCCTAGTATCATACACGTTGACGGAACTTGTAGAATACAAACAGTTAGTGAAAAACAAAATCCAAACTACTATAAATTGATCAAGGCGTGGAAAGACGCTACTGGATTACCGATTATTTTCAATACAAGTTTTAATTTAGGTGGAGAACCTTTAGTAGAAACTTTAGATGATGCAGTTCGCACTTTAGCCAACAGTCAAATTGAGTATCTATATCTACCTGAATACAAAAAACTTGTTACATTGAAAAATGCCGGATAAACACACACAATACTTCGATAGAAAAATTTACTGGACCGATGATATAGATGGTTGTGGCAACACAATGATTGATGATTTTCTAGATGCCACACAATTCATCTCAGGAAATAGAAACTTTAGTAATGCTTTAGAGTGGTGCAGTGGTCCTGGCTTCTGGGGATTTGGTTTATTGTTTACACAAACAACAGAAAAGATAACTTTATCAGATATTTACGAGCCAAATCAAAAACCTGTGTTACATACAATACTTGATAACCAATTAGACGAACAGGCAAGTTTTGTTTTAAGCGATAATTTCAAAAATATTCCTAAACAAAAGTTTGATTTGATAGTTGCAAATCCTCCACATTTCAATATGGATCCTTATGTTGCACATTATGACGATCCAAGAAAATATAAAGACAAAGATTGGAAAATACACCAAGATTTTTTTAACAATGTAGGTGAATATTTGACACAAGATGGTGTAATAGTTTTAGCTGAAAACGTATGGGGTTCAAATCCTGATATTTTTAGGCCTATGATTGAAAAAAATAACTTAAAAATCACACACGATTTCACTAGCAAACAGTATCCGTTAGATATGTGGTACTTGGGTGTTATGCGGGAATCCGCGGAGCGGTAAAAAGCAATTTTAGGACCGCGAAGCGGTAAAAAGCGGTAAAACGATTTTGAGCAGTGACCTCTGTTAATTAGGTAAATATACTAAAGAGGATTATTAATGGCTTTTGATATCACAAAGTTCTTAAGAAGAGGACAAAATAACACAGTAGAATTCAGAGATGGTGCTAATCTATCATATGCAGGACCATCAGCTACACTTGTGGAAGCGGGTACTGAAATCGATCGTTGGTATGTTGGCTCTTATTTTGGTGTTGAATACACCATTGCTTGTGATGTAAATTCAGCACGTAAAGAGATAATAAAATGCCTATGTACAGCAAGTACAAGCACAGCAAACATAGTGATTTATGGCCGTAGTAATCTAGGAGACGATTTATTACAGCTAGAAGTTGAAGTTACTGACGCATACTTTAAGCTGATGGCTTATCCAAGAATTCAAGAAGATTCTACAACCATAGTTGGTGCAAAAATCATACATAGTGCAAACTATTATGCAACATTGAACGAACCAGGACCAGTTATTGCTGGATCAAGTTCAAGTGCATACACTCCAACATACACATTGTCACGTTCAACTTCAAGTGTAAACGAAGGAGGATCTTTCAACATCACATTGATCACAACAAATGTTAATGCAGGCACGGTGGTACCTTTCACAATCACTGGTGTTCAGAGTGCAGATATTGGTGGTGCTAATCTAACAGGAAACTTTATAGTAGGCACAACTGAAACATTTACATATCCGGTGTCAGCAGATCTTTCATCAGAAGGTACAGAAACTTTTACAATGACATTGGACGGCAAAACAACCAGTGCCGCTGTCACAATCAATGACACTTCACAAACTCCTGCAATAACTTATCAATTGACCAGTAGTGTTACAAGTGCTGATGAAGGTGACACATTTAGAGTCACACTTGCAACCACAAACGTTTCTGCAGGCACACAATTAAATTACACAGTTACAGGCGTTGATGCCAGTGATTTAACAGCAGGTGATTTGACTGGCACGTTCGTGATAGGCACAACAGAATTTTTTGACTTCACATTGGCCAGTGATGTCACAACAGAAGGACAGGAAACTTTCAATCTTGCACTGGACAACGGTGAAGCACAGGTACAGGTAACTGTAAATGATACATCACAAGCGGCGGCTGTGGAAAGTTACGCACTAACACGTTCAGCATCAACAGTCAATGAAGGCGGTACGTTTACAATCACACTCACAACAACAAACGTTGCCAATGGTACAAGCATTCCATACACAATCAGTGGTGTACAAACTGCTGACATAGGCGGTACTGCACTTACAGGAGACTTTATTGTTGGGTCACAAGAGTCAAGAGTGTTTAA